CTGATGGACATGCTGGATGCCAGGAATGGCGCACTGGGCCGTCGGTGGGTGCGCGGATACGGTGTGCGCAGCGTATGGTATGACGATGAATATGCATACGTGAACATCTGGAACAGCTGCGATTAATTTTTTATGCTCTTCGATATTACGAAACGAGGTAATGATATTGGATATTCGGTTATATACTGGATTAATTATCCGGAAAGACGGTGAGTATCTGGTCTGCCGGGATCCGTTCGGGCGTCTGAAGTGGAGCAACAGTCCATGGTCAGCATGGAGCACACGGATTATTGCAAACGCACGGTCTGTTGCTGAGAAGGTTGGCGGAGAAATTATGCTATTCAATCCGGTTGTTGGACAGGTGGCTGTGCTATGAGAAAGCTTACTCATCTGAGCTTATTCAGCGGTATAGGCGGACTAGATCTGGCAGCTGAAATGGCAGGCTTTGAAACAGTCGGTCAATGTGAATGGGCGGATTATCCAACCGCGATTCTTGAAAAACATTGGCCAGACGTTCCGCGTTGGCGGGATATCAGAGAACTTACAGCAGATACTTTTAAGGAGGCACAATACATGGCAGCGCATAGAAAAGATTATGATCAAGCCGTTGATATGTATAATGCCGGAATGTCTGTTGAAGAAATTGCTGACTACTATGGTGTAACAAGACAATCCATGTGGAAATGTTTACAGCGGCGAGGAGTAAAATTCAGGGACAATAAAAAATACGGAGATCAAAATCATTTCTACAGAGGAACAAAAGCTGATGATCGTGCACAAAACATCCTTGAAGACGCAATTGAAAAAGGGATTATAAAAAGACAAGATACGTGTGAAATATGTGGCAAGTCATATAGATTCAGCAATGGCAGGACAGCAATACAAGCACATCATCCAGATTATAATCGGCCATTGGATGTAATGTGGCTGTGTCAAAAATGTCATCACGAATGGCACAAGAATAACAAGGCAAAGGAGGTGGTGCCAAATGAAGCAATGCCCTGGGCAACTGTCGATGTTCTCAGTGGAGGCTTCCCATGACCGTGTCAGCCTTTCTCCGTTGCCGGGAAGCAAAGAGGCAAGGATGATGACCGTTACCTCTGGCCGGAAATGCTCAGAGTTATACGGGAACTCCGGCCCGCTTGGGTCATTGGTGAGAATGTGCTTGGAATCGTCAATCTGGCACTCGACACGGTGCTATCTGACCTGGAAAACGAAGGATTTACCGCACAACCGTTTATTATTCCGGCTTGCGGTGTCGATGCCCCGCACAAGCGAGACCGAGTGTGCATTATGGCCCACGCCAACGACAGGCGCACCATTTGTGGTTGGGAGCAGAACATACGAAGTGCTGAAACAGATGGAGCGCAAGGGCCTGATTACGGAAGAAGAGAGACGATCGTTTGCAGCGGGAAACGGCGGGAAGACAAACCCGGAGTTCCTGGAATGGTTGATGGGTTATCAGAAAGCATTCACCGGATTGATTCCGACGCCGAGATCCAGCGAATGGAAGGGTGCGAAGCTGAACAGATTTATAGGGGGGGGGGTACTACCGACATCAGCTAATGGAACTGCTGGAATGCAGTCCCCGTGGGAGAATTGGATGGACGAACCCGACATACCTCGAGTGGCTGACCGGGTACCCAATCGGGTGGACCGAATTAAATGCCTCGGAAATGCAGTCGTCCCGCAGCAGTTCTACATCTTCTTTAAACTGATTCATGATATTGAAGGAGCATAATAATGGCACAGAGGAGACCAGTATCGGTCGAACGATATACGAACAATGTTGATTTTATCCCTGAGTATGTCGAAGGTCCGTTTGACATTCCGTTTATCAAACCAGAACCATACGTAGAAGTTGATCAATGGCTCCCTTTTAACATGGCCGGCACAACACAGTTTAAGCGTGAACGGCGCGGCGTGCATTTCTTTGTGCATGATTATTACTTCGAAAACATTTGGACGCGGAGAGAAAAGTACGGAGAAATGATGAAGCAATATGGCGCTGTTCTGACTCCGGACTTCTCCCCGTTTACAGACTGGCCAGTCATGGTACAGAGATGGAATCATTACAGAAAACACGTTATCGGATCATGGTTGCAAAGCATCGGATGCCTGGTATATCCGACCGTTACATGGACAGACAAAAAGAGCTATGAGTGGTGCTTCGATGGTGAACCCTTCCGGTCTACTGTCGCTATCAGTAGCGTTGGCATGATGAAGGACAAAAAATATATCCGGATGTTCCGGGAAGGATATGACAAGATGATGGAAGTTCTGGAACCGGAGACGATTATCCTGTACGGAAAGCTTCCGGATGGTCTGGAAGGGAACATTGTTCATGTAGAACCATTCTATAAACGATTCAAGGAGGCGAAAGATGACGATGACGATGTTTAATCTTCGGTTTTTCGCAAAGGGTGAGTCAGGCGGCGGTGGCGGCGGCGCAGGAGGCGGCGGAACACGCGCTGGAAGCCAGAAAACCACTAAGCAGGAATATCACGGCAGCGCGGGTGGGTCAGGAAGTTCTACTGGAGGCTCCAGGCTTGGCAGCGGAACAAAAAGATCTGTTGGCGAAGCCGTTACTAGCGTAAGAAAGTCCGAAACATATGAGGTATACCGGATTGAAAACGGCAAAGAAGAGTATGTAAAAGACCGGGACGGCGGAACGATCCTAGAAAAGATGCGATACGACAAGAATCGTAATGCATGGATTAACAGCCAGGGCCGGAGATATGCGGTCAGGAAGAAGAAGTAATGCGTATCGGATTAATTGACGTAGACGCTGTAAACAACCATGGTGCAAAGTTTCCGAACCTGGCGTTGATGCGAATATCTGCATGGCATAAGGCGAACGGAGACGAAGTCGAATGGTGGTGGACTGATTTGATTCACTACGACATCGTGTACATGAGCAAAGTATTTTCCGATACATACAGTAAAGACATTCCGGAACCGATAAACGTTGACCAGGTTATCAAAGGTGGCACCGGGTACGCAATTTCCACTAGGGGGGGGTAGAAGAATTCGACAAATCAAAGCATCGTGATCTTCCACATGAAATGGAAAAAATGTTTCCGGATTACAGCATTTATCCTGAATTCAGTTTTGCTATCAGTATGACCAGCAGAGGCTGTCCGCGAGGATGTTCATTCTGTCATGTGGCTGCAAAAGAAGGAAGGTGTAGTAAAAAGGTTGCTGACGTTTCAGACTTCTGGACTCCTGAAACAGGCAAAAAAGAAATTAAGATTCTGGACCCAAACATTACAGCATGCCGGGACAAACGTGACCTAATGCGGCAGTACAGAGAGACCGGATGCCTTCTGGATTTTACACAGGGACTTGATATTCGATGCCTGAATGATGACGATATTGACGACATTAATCATATGCGGATCGGCACGCTGCATTTTGCCTGGGACAATCCGAAAGATCAGCTGGAAGAAAAATTCCGAAGGTTCGCTCAGTTGTTCAGACGAAAAAGTAATATTGGAACAGTTTATTGCCTGACGAATTATAACAGCACAATGGAAGAAAACTTGTACCGAATCTATACGCTTCGTGATATGGGATACGATCCGTACGTAATGATTTATAACAAGCCTGCATCGCCTCAAGAGATATTGGACCTGCAACGGTGGTGCAATAACAAAATTGTGTTTAAAAAATGCAGAAGATTCGAAGATTATATACCGCACAGGAAGGTAAAATGACGAAACAACTATACTCCGTCTGGCATGATACACCCGGAAATGATCTGCCGGTCGCAATTGACTGTCCAGCTCGCCAGTGTGCGGACGCCATGGGCGTATCGTACAGTTATTTTAAGTTCATACAGTCAATGGCCGAGAAACGTCCGATTCCATGGGTTGTGATCAAGACGGATATGAGGAAGGTACCGGAATGGTACGTGGAGGAAAAATGAAAATATACGTTGTTACATCCGGAGAGTATTCCTACTATCACATTGAAGCTGTTTTTACCGATTATCATCTGGCTACGCAATACGCAAACCTGGACTCGGACAGAGAAATTGAAGAGTATGAAGCTGATTCGATACAGATAAACGATCCGGAATTGTTTTACGGTATTGAGTACGATTTCGAAAAAGACAAGATTGAAAGTCTTGGTCCCGGCCGTGCGAGAGACACAGAAATCTATGAGCATCAGCCGATCATGCGTTTCTATGTTCGGATGAATGACCGTCTGTTTGACGATATCCGTGAGCATGGGTGCCAGAGTGAACTGCTTCTGAAGATTTCCAGGGATAAACTGGCACAGGAACTTGAAAAGCTTCAGCTAAGCAAGAATGCGCTGATCGACAAAATATACGGATCACGCAATCATTACTTCAACCGATACTCGCTGGCCACGTCGTCCCTGGACACAAACACAAACCCGTTTGAGAAGGTTGCGACACAAGAGGTTACTGACCAAATCAATGCGATGTACGAGAATGGCGAGCAGCTTCCGGACGCATTCACACTGATGAAGATGATCCGGGAAAGTCGGCAGAAAATGGAGGAGAATAATGGCGGTTGAATACACACTGACACTGGACAGCACACAGGCTGCTGAATTGCTGAAGGCGATTGATCTTTTTATGCGGCTGAAGATAAACCAGCCGGAAAATATCACATGGATGGTTATGCCTGATGATTACTTTGCCGAGAACGGAGCAGTCGATTCGAAACGATTTGATGACTACATTAAACGGCGCGATAACGCAAATGTATATTTACGGGAAGCTTTTGCATTGATGTTTCCTCGTGGATCCACAAAGGATCAGGAATGGTACCGGCTCTACAATCTGTACCAGGTGATCCGGTACGCACGGCATGAGGCTGAATTTCCGGACAGTACAGGAGTAGACAGTTATCCCCCGATGCAGTTCACCGATGAACCGATGCCGAAGTGTACGTGGAGAAAATGACGCAATAAATCAGATGGAGGATGCAAAAATGATGGATTACTGTGCAAGAGAAACTACAGCTTGTGAAGCTGTTGAATGTTGCGATAGACAGATGTCAACAAGAGAAGTCCTTGATGAAATCAGAAAAGAATTGACAGAAACAGTTTCCGTTCTGTCCAGTATAAGACTTTCGATAGAAGGCGTACAAGCACCGGATAGGAAGACAGAAGAACCAAAGTGCTTATACGATGATGTGCTTATGATTGAACACATGGCAGTTGATTGTATGGGGTTATCTCATGCAATCATGGCCAAGTTATTTGGAAACGCACAACTGCGCTAAAGGCAACTGTGATGCAATAAATCAGATGATGAAGGTACTTTGCTATATGAAGCAGATCAGGAGGATTGTGGAAGATGATGCCTGACAGGGAGAAGGTTATCAAGGACATTGAAGAATGCTTATCTGCATCATGCAGAGGATTCAGATCGTGCCCATACAATGATGACGAATGGGACATCGTGCGTGATGCCCTTGCCCTGCTGAAAGAGCAGGAAGCGGAATGGATTTACGGTGAAGATGAAACAGGCGTAGATGGATGGCATTGTTCATATTGTGGATTCTTTGAACCGTGGTTCTACGAATTTACTGACGATATTGATTTTATAAGGTTCTACAGTTTCTGCCCATGTTGTGGAAGAAGAATGACATCGTATACAGGAAAGCCAACGCAGGAAGGTCGGTGAAGTGGGAATGAACACGAAAAAGAAAAACGCTTTATTTGGTCGGTATCCATCATGCGATATGCTAAACAATGCGCTTCGCTTCATTCACGAAGGGAAAATAGATTGTGCTTGTGAAGAAATCGTATTCGCCATTGAGAAGGCGGGTGGATATTTCCATGAAGATGTTGTCCCAATTGTTGAAAAGGTTAAAAGCTATTGGGTGAAAACACATTCGGAAGGTCGGTGAAGCATGATGCCTGACAGGGAGAAGGTTATCAAGGGGCTGGAGTGCCATGCTGAAGTGAATTGTGTTGAATGTCCATACAGGGACGGGTGGCGTACTTGCCCGTTTGGCGAAACACTACTTGCTGATGCCCTTACCCTGCTGAAAGAGCAGGAAGCGGTTGTCAGGTGCAAAGATTGTAAGCACTATAGAATCAACACAGTTTATCCGGGTACAAACATGATAATGACATATTGTGCGAAAACAGGAATTGCAGAGATAAAACCGGATTGGTTCTGTGCTGATGGGGGGGGGAACGATAATGACAAAGAAAGAGGCGTATCAGGCACTTGAGGAGCAGTTAAATGATTTTTTGCGGTACGGAAACAAAATCAAGATTTCAGCAGATTTCATCTATGAATTGCTTCCGATCCTGAGACAGCCTGATATCGTCAGGTGCAATCAATGCAAGCACATTGAAACGTGTTGCAGGAGAAGGACGAACGACCCCAACTGGTTCTGTGCTGACGGTGAGCTAAAATACTGATTCGACAAATAGAAGTATTGCGAAGCAAAGTAGGTGATGTAATGGACGATTGCCGTTTCTGTAAATCACTGGAATTTAAGAAAGAACTGAATGCAAGACGCACAGAATTAGACAAACAATTGTTCAAAGTGAAATATACTGTTGCGCTTGTAGACAGGACATTAGGTCCGTATGGGAAATGCGGAAGGACAACGGATTATGGTTTCAGAGGATGTGGATATCCGCTGAAATATTGCCCAATGTGTGGGAAGAAGATAACTGGAAAGTCGGTGAAGTGAATGAATGCAGTAATTTACTTGGATGTACCTGGCTGGCAGATTGGACAGGACGTTACAGTTTATTTCCCAGACACAATGGTGAAACGTGGCAAGTGTGAACTGCTGCAAGAGCATGACGATTGCGAAAACTGTGCTATTGCTATTGAAGACAGGCAACCTGTTGTCCGGTGCAAGGATTGCAAACATGGGCAATACGAAGAATGGGATAACGGGGAGTGCATTGACAAGACTGTTTATTGTGATGGATATGGTATTCACAAACCGGATTGGTTCTGTGGTGACGGTGATCGCAAGGAAGGTCGGTGAAGTGAATGATAAGGATAGAGATTGAAATGGACAAGCCAAAGGAATGTCATGAATGTCCGTTTCAGTTGAAATTCAAGGATGATACCGTTGATGATTGGTATATGCGTCGGTGCGTGATAATCAATCAGATAATAGAATATCCTTTACCAGATTGGTGCCCGATAAAAGCAATAAATCAGACTTAAAGTCAACTTTGAATAAGGAGCGTACTGCATGGATATACGGAAAGACGTGCCGGGTCTTTGGTGCGATGACATCACGTTTTGTCAGGAAACTTGTGAACGCATGGATTGTCCACGAAATAAACATCATATTCGTGACAGGAGTGTGCCACATTCGTTTTCAATAGAAAGACCGTCAGATTGTCCAAAGGAAGTTGATGAAATAATTCGGGAGGAACAACAATGACAGAACAGATTGATTTCGGAACGTGGTTTAAGAACGAGCTGCGGAAACAGGGAATTACGCAATGGGATTTTGCTAACATGGTATATGTTGACCAGTCTGTTGTGAGCAAATGGTCCTGCGGTGCACGGATTCCTAAGTTTTCAGAGATGCAGAATATCCTGGGTGCATTGGGGTACCATATTGAATTTGTAAAAAACGAGGCGTGATATGTTAGAAATTAGACCTATTAAGCTTCGTGATGCAAACCGATACGTATATGAACATCACCGGCATAACATGCCTACGAACGGACATAAGTATTCCGTTGCCTGTTACGACACAGGGGGGGGCGAAGCTCAACTTGTCGGTGTCGCAATTGCCGGACAGCCTGTAGCACGGAACCTGGATGACGGTCTGACTATAGAGATCCGACGTGTATGCACGGATGGCACATATAATGCATGTTCGATTTTGTATGGTGCCTGCTGCCGTGTTGCAAAAGCAATGGGGTACAAACGCGTTGTAACATATACGTTAAAAACTGAACCAGGAACCAGCCTGAAGGCTTCCGGATTCATTATGGACGGAGAAACAGCAGGTGATACATGGGACAGGCCTGGACGACCACGGGAAATCACACAGATGACGCTGTTCGGAGAAGAACAAAAGTATCCGACGGAAAAGAAAATCAGATGGATTAGGCTTTTTTCTTAGTTGCCAGTTACCACGATATGTGATATTATTATTTCAGTATTGAATTAGACCTTGTGTAAGGGGGAACTTATTTTATGTCGATAATTACACCGCTTATAACAGATACACATATTGTCATGTCCGTGTGACGTACATCAAATAATCTTCAGAAAGGAGATCGCATTTGTGGCTAACGATCAAAGCACGGACCTGATCATTCCGGAATGGACGCTTCAGCAATTCGAAGACACGGATGAACCATGGGAATGGCTGATCCAGCAGAAGAAAGAACGTCCGCGCAGGTTTAAGCAGATCCTGAGTAAGGTTAAGCGCATTGCGGATAAAGTTAAATACACCACGTTCCTGTCCACCTGGCGAGACTGGGACAAGTTCGATGAAAGCGGAAACCGGGTTGATAATTCCGCTAATATTCTTTCATTCAACGGACACGATACAAAACTTCGCTGCGGAGAATACCTCTGCGACGAGTTTGGCGCTATCTACAGACAGTCGGAAGTGTACGGGAGGATTGATATTTGTGCGCATCCGATAATGCCTGTAAAACGTGTTGTAAGCGTTGATAACGGCAAGGCGAAGATCGAACTGGCCTTTTCCAGGGGAAAGGATGGATGGAAAAATCTGATTGTTCCGAAGACATGCATTGCCAGCGCACAGAAGATCATTGAGCTTGCAGATCAAAACATCGCGGTTACATCTGAAAATGCGCGAGAACTGGTCAAGTATCTGTCAAGTATCGAGAGCATGAACTATGATGACCTTCCGACGCAACTGTCAACGTCACACCTTGGATGGCTTCCGAACGGCGAATTCGCACCATACGCGGAAGACATCGTATACGACGGCAACAACGAAGAATATCAGCGCATCTTTAACAATTTTATCCCGCATGGAGACGAAGAAAAATGGATGGAGATCGCCCGGGAAGTGCGGTCCGGAAAAAGCGTTGCTGCCAGGATTGCTCTGGCTGCAAGCTTCGCGGCACCACTGGTTAAATTCTGCGGCGATCTTCCTTTTATTATTCATCTTTGGGGTGCTACCGGATGCGGAAAGACCGTAGCTCTTCTGCTGGCCGCAAGCGTATGGTGCAAACCGGATCGTAACGGTGGGTACATCAAGACGCTTGGAGACACAAAGAACGCACAGGAGATATTTGCCGCGTTCTGTCAGAACACACCGGTTCTGTTCGATGAGCTTCAGCTTGTTGCTGAGTACAAGACATACGATGACATGATCTACAAGCTCTGCCAGGGCACCAGCAAGGGCCGTGCTACCCGGGACGGAAGCCTCCGCAGGCAGAACATGTGGAGCAACTGTTTCCTGACAACGGGAGAGACTCCGATCCTGCAAGCTTCATCCGGTGGCGGCGCATACAACCGGTGTATTGAGGTTAAGTATGGCGGTCAGCAATTATTCCAGACGCCGGAGCATGCATCCCAGGTCGCTGAGGTCGTGAAGGAAAATTACGGATTCGCCGGTCGGAAGTTTATCGAAGCTGTTCAGCAGCCGAAGATGATCGAAGCAATCAAAGTCAACTTTGAGAAGTTCAAGAACAAACTGCTTGCTGACCAAACCAAGGAACCGAAGCAGGCCATGGCTGCGGCAACCATCCTGATTGCTGACCGGATCGCTGACGCTGTGCTGTTCCATGACGGCAAGTCTGTAACGGTAGATGAAATCAAGGAGTACCTGGTGAATTCATCCGAGATCGATGCAAACCAGCGGTGTTATCAGTACCTGATCAACTGGGTCACAGAAAATCAGCAGCATTTTGAGGATGACGCGGAGGATCGCGGTGGAATCTGGGGCAAGTTCGACGGTGATTATATATGCATCAGCAAAAACAAGTTTGATGAAGCATTGCTGGCCGGTGGGTTCCGGTCCAGAGCTTTCCTGGAATGGTGCAAGCAGAAGAATCTCAGTGAATATGAGTATCACGGGCCAAACAGTAGCAACAACAGGCTGACAACACGCACCACGATAGGAAGAAATATGATCACATGCGCAAAGATCAAAATCAAGAACGTTCAGAAGACGGAAAAGGAGGCGTATCAGTATGCAGTTGTCGATGATCCGGAAGATATGCCGTTCTAAACGTACGGTTTCGTTCAGAAATATGTACGTTTTGGGGACGTATTTTTCAAAACGTACAGTAAATGCGGAGGCTGGAAGCGTTGATTTATAATGGATTGAAGATTTTACTGTACGAATGTACGTTATGTACGTTCAAAAAATAAAAGATATATAGAGATATTTTTTATGATGAATATGGGAATGATAGAAAAATACCTCGCGCGTAGGAGAAAAAGTGAACGTACATAACGTACATAACGTACATAATCCTTATTTATCAACGGTTAGACGGTGTACGTTTTATAAAATAGAGAGTGCGAAAACGTACATAATTATTTCATAACGTACATAAAACGAACGAATCGAGGTGAATTACACTTGAAAACCCTGATTGCAATCCCGTGCATGGATAATGCGCACGTCGGATTTACACAATCACTCATGCATTTGAAGAAGGGTGAAAATACATCCGCATCATTCAGAGCGAACAGCCTGGTCTACGATTCCAGGAACATACTCTCACTGACAGCAATCGAACAAGGCTATGATCGTGTAATGTGGATCGACTCTGACATGATGTTTACGCCGGATGCGATGGAGATACTCCAGAACTATATGACGCTATATGGATTTGACATGATTACCGGATTGTATTTCAAGCGCAACGGTGAGTGCCTGCCAGTGATCTATGACGAACTGGAGATGCCTACCCAGGATGAAAACGGACTCCCGATTAAGCATATCCACGAGTATATCCAATATCCACGGGACACAATATTCCCTGTAAAAGGATGCGGTTTCGGATTCGTACTCACCAGTACGGAATTACTGAAAGCAGTATGGGATAACTTCGGACCTGCATTCGCTCCGCTTCCGTGGGCCGGAGAAGACATTGCGTTCTGTCACCGGGTAAATCAGCTCGGAAGGAAAATATACTGTGACAGCAGCGTATCATGCGGACACATCGGGACCTATGTTTACACGGAAAAAGATTTTCTGGCAAGGCGAGGTGATAGACATTGACAAAAGGACTCGGACAACGGACACCAACAGTAACACTTGTTCACAAACTGCGCCTGATGGCTGACGCAGGCGGAATGCTGACCCGGGACAGAATCCGCACCGTTATCGAATCAGCTGACCGGCTGGAAGATCTGGATGAACGTGTTGCTATCATGATGGAAGGCAACAGGATCGGAGGCGATGCGAATGAAGAACATTGAGTGGTGGCGTTCAACGGCAACACATATGTGGCGCACATACTTCGCCATGGAACGCGACGGGTTCGTCTGGGATAAGCTTTCACTCCCAAACCAGCGCATATACGCAGTCTGCCACCATGTTTTCCTGTCCAGGTTTGTTAAAACGGATCAGGATATCTTGAAGTATTACTTCACCAGCAAGTGGGGCGATGATCTCTACGCTGTGGAAGACTATTCCGCAAAGCACAATATTCCGGTCAAGGTGATCTGGATGGTCATCCGCCGAGCGAACCGGACTATTATCGAAGAGGTCGGACTTATTGAAAGAAAGGATGATCCGGATGCCGAAGCTTGACATCATCGTCACCCACTATAACGAACCATGGCGGGACGGACAGAAGTTCTTCGACATGCTCGCATTACAGCGCGGCGTGAACATTGACGACTACCGTGTGATATTCATTCAGGATGGTACCGGATCGCCTTTTAAACCGATGGTCATGCTCCGGAAGTATCCGTTTACTAGCGTTTATGAAGTAAGTCATGGCGGCGTCAGCATTGCAAGGAACATGGGCATGTGTATGTCCGAAGCAGACTGGGTTATGTTCTGTGACTTCGATGACATGCTGTATTCCTGTGATTCGCTTCACAGGATCCTGACGAGCATCGACCAGGCGGGAGATAAAGCGGATCTTCTCTGGGCACCGTTCTGGATGGAACAGTACGACCGGAAAGGTGTATTCCACAAAACGCTGAAAAAATGGAACAGCATCTTTAATCATGGCAAGGTGTACCGGCTTCGGTTCCTGCTGGAAAATCACATTAGTTTCGAACCATTTATCAGCTATTCCGAAGACGCGCTGTTCAACGCCACCGTCTGCATGTGCATCAGTCCGAAACGCATCGCCCGCATTCCTGAAACCACTTACATGTGGTGCCATCGTCAGGAATCACTCAGTTCCCGCGCTGACGGGCAAGCACAGCGAAACAATGATCTATACACAAAGCGCGTCCTGCTGTGCGAAGAATACCTGAAGCGCGGAAACGCGTATGAAGCTGACTGCGCAGCGGCCCGGGCAATCCTTGATTACTACCACGAGCTTGCCGGGACAGATCATCCGCCAGCCGGAGCGACCGCTCAGGAATGGAACAACCGTGTGCTCGACATCATGCACCGTTTCCCAGGATGGAACAAAATCTATCCGCATGATATGGTCCGCCTGATGTCCGTTGCAAAAGACGAAGCACAACACAAAGGCTTTACCATGCCAAACATGCTCGGTTTTGCTGAATGGCTGGATACTCTCACTAAGAAAGAAGGTAATACACAGTGACACAAGTTATCCATACTCCCCATGATGGGCGCTTCGTCGTCTACCTATCCACCAGGAACCTGTATGACGTCCTTCCGGCAGCATACAACTCCCTACTGGCGCATACATCCGTGGACCACGTTTACATTCTCATTGAGGATGACAAGCTCCCCTTCCGCCTTCCTGACAATGTCTCATGCGTGAACGTCTCCGGACAGACCTTCTTCCCGCCGGACGGAGCGAACACTTCAACCGCATTCACCTATATGGCCCTGATGAAAGCCGCACTCACAAAGATCTTTCCGGATTTGTCACGCATTCTTGTTCTCGATGTTGATACTATCGTAAACGACGACATATCCGCTCTATGGAATGAAAGCATCTCTCCTGCATACTATGCCGCCGTCACAGAACCACACATGTCAAAACAGCGCGGATATCCATACGCTAACTTCGGCGTAGTCATGCTCAACCTCGACCTGCTCCGCTCTACCGGTATGGATAACAAGCTCATCCGCGAAATAAACACTCACTACCACGCATACCCTGAACAGGAAGCCTTCCACATGCTCTGCGGCGAACGCTTCGTCTCACTCCCATCAGACTATAACGACACCACTACAGGCTTCCGCGTTACCGCAGCACCTCATCATTCACGCATATCACACTTCGCCGGACTGAAGTCGTGGGTGTCATTCAAGAACGTCCGCCACTGGGTCACTCTCAACGCCCAGCATCCTTTCGCTGTGTGCTATATAGGTAACCGCCGCTACTATAAACACATGCTCACAGCAGCAAAATCCCTGCTCTTCCACTCTCCCGTGGACAAAATCTACTTCCTGACCGAGGACGACACGTTCCCGTACGACCTCCCGCCCTGCGTTCAGATCATTAACGTCTCGGATCAGCACATCTTTCGCCAGGACGGTCCGAACATTAACGGCTACTATTCCTACATGACACTGATGCGTGCCGCATTGACTAAAGTATTGCCAGACAACCTCGACCGCGTCCTCCTTCTGGATCCGGATACTATCGTTACCGACGATATCTCCCCTGTCTGGAACTACGACATCACGGACTACTACTTCGCAGCCGTTCGGGAAACACGTAATAATGACCACCTGCCTCCGTACTGGAACGCCGGCGTCATGCTCATGAACCTCCGTAAACTCAGAGCGGATGGAATGGATGACCGCATTATCCGCGAAATCAATACCCACTATCACAAACACTTAGAACAAGACGTGCTTAATTTCTTCTGCCATGACCTCATCCTCGACCTGCCATCTACCTATAACGCCTGCTTCGTTACGGACCCGTGCAAGTATCCTCGAATCATGCACTACCTGTCCACGGCGAAAAAAGACCTGCCAAAGGCACAGCAACAGTACCAGGACCTCACTATCGATCAGCTCAATTTCGGGAAGGAGGAATAACAATGACTGACGGAGCGAATCTGTCTGATGAACAGATCACAGAAGTGGTAAAAAAGAAACGCGGAGCGAAATGGACACAGGAGCTTTCCGCTGAAGGCGTCGGTATGGAACCGGGTGAAAACGCACGATATATCCGAAATGCTCTGGCATCATGGAATCTTCCACCGATTGATATTTCCGACCCAAAACAGGTCCAGCAACGCATTACAGAATACTTCCAGCATTGCGTAGATAACGACAGAAGACCTCAGATCGTAGGCATGTGTAATTGGCTCGGAATAAACAGGAATACGCTGAATGAGTGGAAAAATGGGGAAGTGCGGAGCGGAACACATGGCGACATTATAAAAAAAGCCTATAGCTTGATGGAAGAAATGTGGACCGATTATATGACTAACGGAAAGATCTCGCCACCTACCGGAATATTCCTTGCAAAAAACTGGTATGGATATAAAGACGTAGCGGATGTAGTCGTAACACCGAATAATCCGCTCCAGGATATGAACCCGGATGACGCCAGAAAACGACTGGTAGAAGCTATCCCGGAAGAAGATGACGAATAACACAGCAAACAGGACCAGACGCGATTCTGGCCCTGTTTTTGATAGAAAGCAATGCAGGCGTGACGAGAAGGATAATATAATAATAAATGTACATTATGTACACTCATATCTATATTTATATATCCCCAACGTAGCAGGTTGCTTTTGCTATTCCGGAGCGGACTGTACGTGCAGCGGATGGTTTGCTGATCCGGAAAGCAAGCCTGTTCTTCATTCTTCGGACCGGAGCGGATCCGGATGCCGCCAGGATGGGCAAAAATGTTCAACTATTCGTAAAAGTATAGTTTAGCGAATAGTTGATATACTATATGTAGTAGTGTATCGACACATGAGGCACTATAGAAACGATTTTGCATAAGTATGCAGTATATTTACACAATATACGCATAGAAAATATGCATTGATGACCGGCAATATGCGTGAATATGCATAAAAAATGCCCGCTTCGGAATGCTCCGGAGCGGGTTGTTTTTTATTTCCAATTAATCCAGTAGGTCAGTAGGTTTGTCTTTCGCGGTTGCAATTGATAGCGTTTGCGCTTGACTTGTGGCCTTGGTACTGTCTTGCGCGTTGGATCCGTGCTGGTCCAGGCGCTTTTGTTTGATCTTGTGCCGGAATGGTAGGCGTGTTTGGATTTGTTCCCGGTCCAGCGTTAGAACTGGTTCATTATGTGGTGGAAAATCAATTACCACTGTTGGCACTTCCTTTGTCGGTTCGGATTGGCAGCAGGTGATACGGGATTGTCATATGGCGTGTTCTTTTTTTGCGAGTTATCCAATGATCAGATCGTCCGGAGCGATTTCTAAGTACCGGCGGAGGAACTCCAGGTCGCTACATGGGGCGAGTTCATTGCTGACGATTTCCCGGGTATCGTCGTCCATGAGGTTGACGATGATATCCCACGGCACGGACGCGATTGCTTCTTCCGGATTACAGAATGAATGTCCGTTGTCGATGCTGATTTTCCTGATCTGATTGTTCATTTGTTTGTCCTCCTTTTGATTGTTGTTATTATAGCGGATTATGGGACGCGTTGCAATGGGTTATGCCGGGTACGCGGCGCATAGTTCGTTCCAGTACGCAGCACACTCACGGTACAGTGACGGGTCTGGAGAGTAATCATCCGTGTCTTTCATGCGGAGCGACTCTACCAGGTCGATTCGCATCTCTTCCGGTGTCATCGTCTGGCCCCAGCAGTCGGAACAGTGGTACAGGTCAGCTATCCACTGTTTGTATTCGGTATCCTTCATTGTTATCACTTCCTTTCACGATGCAATGCAGGCGGAGGTTGTCCACCAGTTGAGCAGGGACGGCAGGACGTTGTCGGAATACTTGTAGATGAATTCCTTGTGCAGGTTGGCACCGTCGCGAATCCATGCATAGCTTTTGTGCTCTGTGGTCGGGTCCGGGAGCAGTTCACATCCGGGAGCGTCAATCAGGTACATGGACTGACGGCGGGAAGCGGTCCGGAGGCCGACAACGGTCGGGAAATTGCATTTTAGAACGGTTGGGATGGTTACGGCCAGGACGTTCTGGGTGCATGCTATCATGTGGACGCGGGCAGCTCGTCCGACCTGAGCGATCCTTTGCAGGAGCGGAAGCACAGCGTTTTTCTGTGTCGTCATCAGGTCTGCAAGCTCGTCAATGATGACGTACATGTCGGAACCGTCGTAGCTTTTGACGTGTTGCGCCTGCATGACGTGGAAACGGCGGTCCATCTCTTCTACGGTCCACTCCAGGGCGCGGATCATGTCATCAGGTTCCGACGCATAGCGGACCGTGTGTGGGAGCGGAGCGAAGTCCAGAAGCTCAACGCGCTTCGGGTCCAGTAGGACGAATTTGCAGGATGACGGCGAGCGCTGCATCAGGAGCGTGGTAATAATGCCGTTTACCAGTACGGACTTTCCGGAACCAGTGGCGCCAGCTACCAGGAGATGAGGACGGGCGGCAAGGTCTAGAAACGGAGCGTAATATTCACCACCCGGGAAACGATATGCTTTCGGAACGGAGCGGATCATTTTTCATACCTCCTTCAAGCACACGATATCATTTTCGACGGTGACGTCATAGAAGCCAACAGATACATCGTCATCGTGGTTTTCTTTCCGAAGCGAACGCGCGAAGCGGAGCGCAGCGCGTTTGTTGGAAAACTCTTTAGCGCCAGCAGAGTGAAACACGATATATGCAAACTTGCACACGACGATTTCGCATACAGAAACGTCGTCCAGGTCCGGAACGCTATGGGCGAAGCGTAGCGCGTCCGTTTTCCTGGTAAACGGAGCGGGATTTACGCCATCCCGCGACGGACTGATTTCGACGGAGTATCGGCGAATTGTTGCACAACTTCCCGGATTGTAATCGTTAATTGTTGCGTACATTCTTCTCACATCCTTTCAAGTGCTTTGGAGGTCAAAACTGCGAAACCGGAGCGGATGATATAATGGCCAGCGGAGCGGAGCGGGACGCGGTCCGGTAAACCCTTACGACGCCGGAGCGGACCGGGATCCGGATGTGTGTATATCCGCCTTCCGTACTGAATCTATAGTGGATCCGGTGACGGCGGAGCGACTCCGTGACATCTTTTTCAGTTCTGGCGTTTGATAATACGGAGCGGATACGGTCCGCGGTTAGTAAGATTTTCATGTGATTATGTCCTTTCGTTTTCCTGTAAGCGGAGAATGTATTGGGGCGTTTTTTGTTCAGGCCAGATGCCAGATCAAACCCCGGAGCCTGGGAGCGGATCACCGCTCCCATACTCCGCCGGAGTGTTATGCGCTCTTTTTCCCTGCGCTTGCTTTTTCTTTCGCGGTTATGACGTTGTATTCCGTAATGGTCCCATATGCGTCTTTGATATCCGGAAAGTCCTTGTATAGCGCTTTCGTGTCGATTCCGGTCCGCGTTCGCTTATCAATGACGACGTTGTAGGCGTCTGTTTGGAAAAAGTCCGCGCCTTTCGCATGCTCAAGTATAAGTGATGCAAGCTTTTCTTTTTCCTTCTTTGCTTCCGTTTCGCGGTTTTTTGCGTCGATGTACGCGGAAATAATTGCATTAATGTCCATCTTTTTTTCCTCCCGTTTTCAATGTTTAGTGAAGTAGGAATCACGTCCCATCTTTGAAAGAAACCAACAAGCTTTACAGTGATTACAATCTCCCGGACAATGGATTGCGTTTTCCGGGATCCTTGTTTCTGCCCCGTCATCACACCACGCAACGCGATAATGTTTCCGTAAATCTTCCGGGATTGTTATTCCAGTCCATCCGGAAAGAACAAGTTCAAAGTTTTCCGTTTGGTAGAATCTTACATGCCGGACAATGTCAAATTGTTTGGTGAAAGCAAGGAAACGCGTTTCCGGATGTTTCTTTGCTAACCGTTTCCACATCCGCGCATATTCTATAGAAAAGAAGTCACCGGAAGAATGTACGCGGAATAATGCGGGGTGATATTTTTCCAGCCACGCGTCAAGAAGTTTTTCAAGCTTCCGGAGGTGCTTCCGTGAAAGCACTGTATTTTCAGTCCATGCGCGTAAACAGTTATTTTTTTCCATGTCGTATCCATGACATAATGCATTTTTCACCGCATAACATCCATTAATACCACATGTCCGGCGCGCTTCCGGGGAACATGTGCACATGGGAAGTAAATTCCATGCAGGGATACCATTCAATTTACTGTTATCCCGTGGCGCGTGAAATGTCGCGTTGTCCATTTCCAACGCGTCTTTTTCGATGTGAAAAAGCTTACTCACATCGTATCCTTTCCTTGTGTTACCCATGTTTCTTTCCTTCTTTCCTTTTATTTTTCGCGGTTTTCCCGCGTATACAGGAAACGCACTTTCATTTCCTGTATACGCGGGACGGGATCGGGATCCCGTCCGCTTTACTTACTTGTGGAAACGTTCCGCGCTTCCGACGATTTCGTATCCGTCCATATCCAGCGCTTGCATTCCGACGATAATCCCGCTTTGTGTTACTTTCCGGATTACTATCACCGGGATATCCGCGTTTCCATAGTACGGGGAAAACATCATGGTTTCGTTTGCTTCGATAATGTCGAACATTGTTTTTCCCCCTTTATGCGATTTCTACAACGATCGTTTCGTCGTATGGATAAATCCGGAGGACGTCCGCGTTTCTGTATTCTTCCGGGATATCCATTACAGAAAACCCATGGAAAATACATATGTTGTTTCTGTAAACCTTGAAAAAACCATCAAAAGGAATGTAACCCAGTTTCATCTTTCCCACCCTTTCCGCGCTGTCAGATCAAGCGCTTCGTAACATTTTCGTAACATTTTGCCAACCACCCTCCCGGGTTCATAAGTATTCTATCAAATATTTTTGATAATTGCAAGTACTTTTGATAAATTTTATCAAATTTATTTTATAGATATTATCTATATTTGATATAGGTGGATCCTATGGCCGCGTCGAACGTGGGACAAATTTGTCCCGCGTCTGGCCTGACGGAATCCGGGACAAATTTGTCCCGGCTTTTCCAGGCTGACCTGGCTGGCGGGATCCCACCCCTTGGGGGTAACCCAGCCGGCAGCCAGGGTGGCTCGTCACCCCCTTCCGTACCCAAAGCGATAAAAAAGTCGTTGACAAATTCAAAAATAGCTGATAATATCATTACAGAATAAAACGGAGGTTGATAAAAAATGAAAGTTTCAGAAGCGATTAAGATGGCGATGAAGAAGAAAAAAATCACGCAAACGGAGATGGCAAATCAGCTTGGAACTGGACAGAGCAATTTAAGCATGTGGATGCGCAGTGAGAGCGGAATGCGTGTAGAGAATGTTATCCGGATGGCGAACGCGTGCGGATATGATCTTGTGCTTGTTGACAGAAGTGACGTGAAAAATGCTTTCGTGATTGGCGAACGTGATGAAATCCAGTTGGAAAGCTGCGACGATGGGTTTGACGAACGCGTTAGGAAGATTATAGAAGAAGAGTTTGCAAAAAAGTCGAAGCAGGAAGAATGATTTGGAGGGATTCAAATGGCAGGGAAAAATACAAGGCTGATAATTGAACTGAACGACGGCATTGGAGTGATTGACGGACTGGAAGCAATTCTGAACGCGATGAAGGACCTGGACACGCATGGTGAGATGGCCGGTGGCAATGTGATTGAGTGGGATCTGTCGAAGAATGTACCCGGGTTCAACATTAAAATGCGTGACGAATGCGTTGGCGTTCCTATGAAATATATAGTTTGGAAAGCAAAGCGTACACGCAAGTCCCCCACCCCGGTCAGTGAAGTGCAGTGATTTTCGGAAAATGCGGTTTTGAAAAATCCAGAAAAAACAAAAAAGGAGGGTTCTGTATGAAACGGTTGGTAAGTATCCTGTTGGCGGTGGTGCTGGTTTTCGGAATGGCAAGTTCCGCGATGGCGAGTGATGAAAAAGATCTGGCTGAAAATATCCTTAATTACAGTGTAGGGATGTTGAAGATGTATAAGATGATGTACGAAACATTTGGCGATATGATGGGTGATACGTACATACGGAACGCTTACGCGTATTTAATGATGGCATATGGCGCTTATGCTGTGAAAACTGCTGAACTCGCTGACGCGTTGAAAGCGAGTGCCATTAAAGTAAATGAGGAAACCTACAAGCTTTGTGGAGACACGGACATATTGATTATAGCGATGCATGATGTTGTATCGCGTGCGGACCAGGCGTATGCGGATTACTATGGCGGGAAGATCACGAGGGAGGAGTTTCTGAAGACGCTGATGGAGCGGGTTGACCGTGTTATCAGCATGATCGACAGCGCGAACCAATACATGGAAGAGTACAAGAACGGAGGGAACTGATGTTTACGATTCTGGTGATCCTGCTGGCGGCGTTCCTGATCTACGTCGGCGGCGGTAACGGTGAGTTGGGTGTTGTCGCGGTAGCTGTGGTTCTCGGATTGCTGTTGCTGGGGTTGATTTCAGGTGCGAAGCAGGAGAACAGAGCTTATGGGAACTTTGTAGACTACTGGGCGAAGGGCGGACCGGAGAGTAACCGACGGCACCAGAGTAACCGGAGACGGTAAGGAACGGATTTAAGACGCAATATTGCGGGAATGAGGCTGTTTAAGCGGCCTTGTTCCCGTTTTTTGTTTGGGAGGAATGTGATATGGCCAGGATGATTGAGGATGCAAAGGTTGAAGTGACATGGGGAGATGGAAGAAAGGTGCAGATTGGAACGATTCATATTGAAAGCGAATCGAAGGACACGGTCCGGATCAGGACGAATGTGTCACGGTTGCGGATCGGGTGGAGTTTTGTGCGATTAGGGCTGAGTATTATGAAGCGTGGCACCTGCCGGATGAAGGACGGTGTGTGATTCTGTGAACGAGCTTGAACTGATCCGGAAGAGCATAGAGCGCAGGCCGAACGACCCTGGCATATACCGGGATGCTGTGGCGATCATATATGATGAGATTCAGCGGAACGGAAGCCTGGAAGCAAAGTGCTTGAATCGTGTGGTCCGGAACAGGATCCAGAAGGCGATCCGGGCGTGCACGGATGTACGCGTGGCGGAGTCGCTGAATGATACGTATTATAAAAGCTTGCTGATGGACGCCAGGGTGGATTTCGACGCGTATTGCCAATACATGGAAAAGAACCGGGACCCGAGGAAGCGGTTCTACCTGCCAAGGCGGAAGCAGCTGTTGCCGGTGGTGAAAAGTTTACAGAAACTGATGGATGATGAGCTTGATCTGCTTGGGATTAGTCTCCCGCCCGGAGTCGGGAAAACGACGCTGGCGATATTTTTGCTGACGTGGGTAGCGGGACGGTGGCCTGAAGAGCCGAATTTGACCGGAAGCCACAGCAACGCGTTTGTAAGGGGCGTGTATGATGAATGTCTGCGGGTGTTTGATAAGAACGGGGAATATCTGTGGCATGACGTGTTTCCGGAAGTGAGTGTATCGAACACGAACGCGAAGGATTACCGGATTGACGTAGGCAAACGGAAACGTTTTGAAACACTGGAGTTTACGTCAATTGGCAGCGGGAATGCCGGTCTGTACCGGGCCGGGAGGCTTCTGTACTGTGATGATCTGATCAGCGGACTGGAGATCGCGCTGAGTAAGGATCGGTTGGATAAGCTGTGGGAGACGTATACAACAGACCTGCGACAGCGGAAGATCGGCGATCACTGTAAGGAATTACATATAGCAACAAGGTGGTCTGTGAATGATGTAATCGGAAGGCTTGAGCGTCAGTATGAAGGCTCGGATCGGGCGGAGTTTATTGCGGTTCCGGCGCTAAATGCGGAAGATGAAAGCAATTTTGACTACATGTACGGTGTTGGTTTCAGCACGGCGTTCTATCATGAGCAGCGGGAAGTCATGGACGATGCCAGCTGGAAAGCACTGTATATGAATCAACCGATTGAAAGAGAAGGATTGCTGTATGATGCAAAAGAATTGAGAAGGTATTTTGAATTGCCGGATACGGAGCCTGACGCAATTATTTGTGCATGTGATACAAAAGACCGTGGTACAGACTATTGCGTTATGCCGATAGCGTATCAGTACGGGAAGGATTACTATATTGAGGATGTTGTATGCGATAATAGCAATCCGGAGATTGTAGAGCCTCGCCTGGCACAGAAATGCGTAAAGCACAAAGTACACTTTGGTCGGTTCGAATCAAACAGCGCTGGTGGAAGAGTTGCACAGGCGGTGCAGGAGATGATCAAAGCGCAAGGTGGGAGAACAAAACTAACGACAAAGTTTACTACACAACAAAAAGAGACGAAGATCATTATGGCGAGTCCGTTTGTGAAAGAACACTTCATATTTAAAGACGACAGCGTAATTAAGGATAAAGAATACCGAAAATTCCTAAACTTCCTTTGTTCGTATACAATGGCAGGCCGTAACAAATTCGATGACGTTCCGGACAGCATAAGTATGTTAGCAGATTATGCGCAGACATTCATATCTGGACAGGTTCAGGTTTTCGCAAGACCGTTTTAAAGGAGAAAAAGCATGAGCGATAACAGGCATCGTACCGCATGGAATAAAAGACATGGCGAAAGTCATACACCACTTCATAATATCTGGTGCGGAATGAATAACAGGTGCAATCCAAAGCATAAAAACTCAGAAGAATACGGAAAAAGAGGAATAATTGTTTGCGATGAATGGAAATCATACGAGATGTTTGCAAAGTGGGCCAAAGAAAATGGATATGAACCAGGTCTAACGATTGAGAGAATCGATGTGAACGGGAATTACTGTCCGGAAAACTGCACATGGATTCCGTTATCAAAGCAGGCGCGGAACAGAAGAACAACAGCATGGGTGACATATAATGGAAGACAAATGTCACTTGCGGAAGCCAGCGAGATTGCCGGATTGCCTTACAAACAGGTATGGTTCAGGATTCATGTGTCTGGATGGACGTTTGAAAAAGCAATATCAACTCCGCTTGGGGCAGATTTGGGTCAAAGAGAATCGTCGCATGTGTGTGTTATATGTGGGAAAGAGTTTGTGTCACATAGTTGCAGAAGTAAATATTGCTCTTTGACTTGTTATAGAGAGTACAAAAATGCAATGCGCAGAAAATCTTCTTTAATTTTGTCATAATTATTACTATTTGTTATGATGTTACCACGAAAAGCATTGACAAGACGCAATATGTTTGATATATTTTAGTCAGGAATCCATGTCCGTTTATTTTCGTGACCATAAAATTTTTATCGGTCGCGGGGTATTGTCACAGCGGGCATGAACCGAAAAGACGCTGAACGGCGAGAAATCGTGTGTTCAGCGTCTTTTCATAAGGCGCAGCGGAAAGGAGGATCCGGATGGGAGTCAGTCTTGAAAAGTACGATGTGACTACGGTTGACGGATATGATCCGGCGTTCTCCAAGACGCTGCATGGCCGGCGCGTGATTTATTCCGGTGAGAAGGAAATCACCCGGGATAACGTGATTGACGTGCTCCAGAAAGCGCTTGCGACGCACGAGATCAACCGGCGAGAGATTATTTATCTCCGGAAGTACGAGCGCGGAATCATGCCAATTCTGGAGCGGAACAAAGTTTATCACACCGAGATCAACAACAAGGTCGTCATTAATATCCCCAACCAGATCGTGACGTTCAAAAGCGCCGAGTTTGCCGGGGAACCGATTCAGTACATCAGCCGTCGCGGTAATAAGTCTGTTGAGGACGAGAACAAGGAAATTCCGAAGAAGGTTTCCCAGATCAATGACATGATGATCTCGGAAGGCAAGCGCGCGATTGACTATACGATGGCGTACCAGATGTTTACGTGCGGTATGGCGTACCGGCTGACGTATCACGACGAAAAGTCAGCGAGTGAGTATCTGGATGAGGCACCGTTTGAGATCGCGAATCCCGACCCGGAGAATACGTTCATCGTGTATCGGAACGACGTGCGGAAGAGCGTGCTGATGGGCGTGACCTATGTGTATAAGGATCCGCCCATGAACCAGGTGGAGTACACGGTGTACACGCCGAACGTGACGTACACGATTGAAGGATTGCCGCTGCTGAACGGTACCGGCGGACTGGAGATCACGAACGAGGTTCATCATAACTTCGGAATGGTCAGTTTGATTGAGTATCCGTGTAATCCGGACCGGATCGGCGCGTTTGAAGTGGTTATCGACCTGATCGATTCCATGTGCCTTGCGTTAAGCAACCAGATGGACGGCCTGGAACAGTTCATTCAGGCGCTGATGGTGTTTGACGGCGTGGATATCAGCCGGGAAGACTTCCTGGAACTGAAGGACCTCGGCGCGATCAAACTCCCCGCCTCCCCCGCCGGAAGCACAAGTGGGAAAAAGCTGTACTACCTGAATGAGCAGCTCGACCAGACGCAGACGAACAGCCTTGTGGACAGCATGAAACAGATGATCCTGGAGATTGTCGGCATGCCTGGGCAGGGCAACGCGAGCACGGGCGACAGCAGTAATAACGGCGCTGTGATTCTCCGGAACGGCTGGTGGCATGCGGAGAGCCGCTCGCTTCAGACGCAGGCGATGTGGGAAAAGGCCGAAATGGAGTTTCTGAAGGTCATCCTGAAGATCTGCGCGGACACGAACACGCTGACCGGATTGAAAGTAAGCGATCTGGAGCCTCGGTTCCTGCGGCAGAGTTATGAAGACCTGCTGGTGAAGACACAGAGCTTTACGACACTGCGGACGGCTGGTATGCCGGCAATCCAGGCGTTCAAGTTCAGCCATCTGAGCACTGATCCTGAAAGCGACGCCATTATTTATGACGATTATCAGGAGATGCTTGCACAGGAACTGGATCGGCTGAACGGTGTCGCGGAGACACTGGCACAGGCGAAAGCGGCGGCTGAAGAGGTTCCGCTGAAGGATGATGAGACGCTGAACCCGACTGAACCGGATAATATTCAGGCTCAGGCAAAAGCGCAGGGAAGCGGAAACAGCGGGAAAGGCTCGTACGCGATCTGCCCGGTGTGCGGAAAGCGGTTCGTGAAGAAGGAAGCGAATCAGGTGTATGACAGCCTGTCCTGCGCGAACCGTGGACGGCGGAGCACGCCGAGATACGGAGTGTAAGCCATGGATGTGAGGAAGGTTGACTACTACGGAGCATGCGACAATGCCATCAAATCCATGAACCGCAGCAACCTGGAAGCATTCGGGCGGCTGAAGATGGCAAAGTGGGACGAGATTAACGTCATCCAGACTGTAAAGCGGGTATATCAAAAGAGCGAAAAAGAGGCCCGCAGACGGTACTACGAGGTGTCATTTGAAGCGTACCTGATGATGTTGGCCCTGTGCGACATCGACCCCCGCAAGGCCCATCAGATGGCCGAAGAGACCATTACGGAGGCATGGGTCGCAGACGTACTGAAGCAGACGGACTTCGTTACACTGTATCGGTTCGATACGGAAACGGAGCGCAAGGCGTACCGGCTGGCAGAAGCACTGGAAGCAACGGACGACCGGGATACGGAGATCAATAAAGCGCTCCGGTTCTGGAGTCAGCAGCTTGGGCAGTACGCGATCAACATGACGGACTACGCAATGCTGGCGGCGATGGATGATGCGGGGATCGAGTTCGCCGAGTGGGTCACGATGGAAGACGAAAAGGTTTGCCATGAGTGCCGGATCCTTGACGGGCAGGTGTTCCGGGTGGATGAGTTTCCGAGCAAACCGCATTGGGGATGCAGGTGCAGAATGCGCCCGGTCTTTCGGAACAGCAAAGATCAGGAAGCTGAGACGGCTTAGGCCCAGGAGAGGTATTAGATGGTGAAAGCCATTTGATATAAGTCGGAGAGAAACGACGCTAAATACTCGCAAACGCTGAGAGAACAGCGTTAACAAACGCACAATAAACGGAGAGAACCGTTCAAACGCAAAGGAGAAGCATCATGATCAGAAACCGAAACGGATATTGGATGAGTCCGAAATTCTTCTTCTCGCCTAACGATGGTGGCGGAGAGAGTGGAAACGGTGCGGACAGCGGTACTGGCGGTGAGAATACACCTGTTGACGACAATAAACAGAACGGTACCGAAAAAGTGTCGGAAGATCCGAAGGAACTTATGGCTCAGATTGAGCAGCTGAAGGCCGACATAGCAAAGCAGAAGCTTGCTTTGGACTCCGCAACAAGCGAAGCCGGAAAATACCGGAAGGAGCTTCGGGCCAAGCAGACTCAGGAAGAAATCGACGCGGCAAACAAGAAGGAAGCCGAAGAAAAGGCTGCCAAGGAACTGGAAGAACTTCGGAAGGAAGTCGCCCGGGCGAAGTCCACGAAGAGCGTGATGAGTAAGCTCAGCGTAGATGAAGACGCTGCCGGAAAGATTGCGGAATGCATGGCCGGATGCGACGACATCGAGAATGCACTGCTGCTGATCAGGCAGGCGTGGGAAGCCAGGGAAAAGGCGCTTCGGCTTGAGTTCGGAAAGATTCCGGGACCCGGGACCGGCGGAAGCAGTGAAGAGGACGCCGAGGAAAAGGCGGCGCTTGAGATTGCGAGACGGCTTGGAAAGAACCGCGCCGACGCAGACAAATCCGTTGTGGACGGTCTGAAAGGGTACATCCGGTAAAGCTGGAAGGTTCAGCCTGAAGGCTTGAACCGATGGACAATATTAAACTCTTTTGAAAGGAGAGAAACCCACATGAAGTATAGTCAGACGACTGTTGGCGGCGGTGTTGAAATCCTCGCCAGCAAGGACTACCAGGCGATTCCCGTGAATGTGGCCGGGTCCACCAAGCTGAAGGCTGGTACCCCGATCACGGCTGCCGGCGAAAGCACCACCGGTTCCGGCGCTATCGGCATCCTGCTGTATGACGTGGATCCCACCGAGAATCCGAACGGCGCGGCTGTGGTGCAGGGCATCATCAACGCGACCGTGGCGCAGGCCCACAGCGAAGTCTCTTACGTGGATGCGCTGTATTCCGCGCTGCCCGGGATCATCTTCCGGACCAACATCGGTGTGAACGGCGCTACCGGCGCTACCGGCGCTACCGGAAGCACGGGTGCCTGATGAACAAAGTACTGTTTGCCAGTACGAAGCCGTTTGACCGGGCGGAAAACATCCGAACGGTATACGAAGCGTACGACGGTCCGAAAGATTTCGCGCAGGTGAACGGATGCAGAAGGCATCCGGCGATCCGTTCCGGAGCGTATGACCTGATGGTGATTGACGAGTTTCCGACGGAAACGCCCGGGAAGTGCATCATGATCTGGCATGCGATTCAGGGCGGAAAGACCATCGGACTGGATCAGCCGCATCCGTACTACGCGGAATGGCAGGCTCCGCTGATGACATTCATCATCACAAGCGGAACCGAGGCTGTCCGAATGTTCGCACAGTGCAGCGGGCTTCCAAAGGAACGCGTGCTGCCTCTGGGAATGCCGAGGACAGATACGTACATCGGGAAAAAGAAGGGCGACGGGCAAACAGGCTTTGCATCAAAGCGCATGTGGCTGTATGCGCCAACATTCCGGAGCAGAGAAGAAACGCCGTTTCCGGAGATCGACTGGGAATGGCTTGACAGCCGGATGAATGATGACGAACTGATCGTCGTAAAGGCCCATACCATGACGGACGGACGATTCCTGAACGGAACGTACCGGCACATTGTGGAAGTGGACGCGTACGAACCGACAGCGCCGTACCTGTACGACTGCGATGCGGTGATTACGGACTACAGTTCAGTGATCTTCGACGGATATCTGCTCGGAAAGCCTGCGGTACTGTTTGAGAAACGCAAAGGGTACCTGGAGACGCGGGGCATGTACCTGGATTATCCGTGGCAGTACTGTTCGCGGTACTGTGCGGATGAGGAAGGCCTCCTGTATCACCTGCGTCAGGCGAACGGACTGCGGGAAACAGAAATGGAGTGCCTCCGTCTGGTGGCTGACGCCTGCGACGGACACGCCACGGAACGAACATGTTCCCTGATCAGGCAACTGGCAGGGCATTAAGATGGAGGAAGTCCATGAAAATACTGATTGCCGTCCCTACATTTGAGACGATTTATCCGGACACGTACAAGTCGATCTGGGACCTGGACAAATGCGGGCATGAAGTGCTGTTCGAAAGCGTTCGCGGCTATGATGTCGCCACAGCGAGAAACCGGATTGCACAGATTGCGCTGGACCTGAACACGGACTACGTATTGTCGGTTGACAACGATGTTACGCTGCCGAAGGACGCGCTGAAACTGCTGCTGGAAGATCCGAAGGATATCTGCATGGGGTTTTACGCCCACCGGGATTCTGACAACATCTATCGCGGCAGAACGTGCGCGTGCAAGCTCAAGGATGAGAACGGCAAGGAGTACTACAACTATCCGCTGGAAAGCGAATACACGGCGGCTGAAATGAAAGCCATGGCGAACGCAGGGGTCACCAAGATTCCGGTTCACGGCGGCGGAATGGGATGCGCTCTGGTAAAGACAGACGTGTATCGGAAAGTGCCGTATCCATGGTACGACTGGGTAAACTACGGAGACGCAAACCGGGGAATGCTGAGTGAGGACCTTTACTTCTGCGTTCTGTGCCGGAACAGCGGATACACAATTTACACGGACGTTCGGGTCGGGTGCGCACACCTGATGCGGCATAATCAGTGGCCGGTTTAACCGATGAAATAAAACACGAAAGGAGTCAAAACCTATGAATCTTACTGAGTTTCGTAAGCTGGTAACCCCCAAGGTTATCGCTGCCAACTGGACCGAGGCGGTCAGTAACCGGATTCCGTATCTGGGCGAAACCCTGTTCCCTTCCAAACAGAAGGCCGGTCTGGACCTGAAGTGGATTAAGGGAAGCAAAGGTCTGCCTGTATCCCTGATGCCCAGCGCGTTTGATGCCAAGGCCACGTTCCGTGGGCGGGAAGGCATCAAGATGCTGGAGACTGAGATGCCTTTCTTCCGGGAAGGTTTCAAGCTCAAGGAAAAGGATCGCCAGGAAATCCTGCGGATCCGCGAAAAGAATGATCCCTATCTGAACGACGCCCTGAACCGGGTGTTCGATGACGCCAGTAACCTGCTGGAAGGCGCGCTGGTCGTTGCGGAACGCGAGATCATGCAGCTGCTGTTCCCGGAGGACGGCGATGTGGGCATCACCATCGAAGCCAATGGTGTGAAGTACCTCTATGACTACGATCCCGGCGATGCGTGGAAGACCACGAACTACTTCCCGGTTCCAAGCGATTACACCTGGGACAAGCCGAACGCAGCTGACCCGCTGACTGATATCCGGACCGCGCAGGACGCGATTCAGGAAAAGGGCGGCAAAGGCGAACTGCTGGTCATGAACAATGCGACCTTCAAGCTGTTCCGCAGCATCAAGGCCATCAAGGACCTGTTCCTGACCACGAACGGTCTGGCGGTTGGCTATCTGACCGACGCGCAGATCATCACCGTGCTGAAGGACGCTCTGGGCCTGGCCGGCATCGTCGTGTACGACAAGAAGTACAAGGACGAGAGCGGCGAAACCCACAAGTTCGTTCCGGACAACTACGTGGCTGTCCTGCCGAACGGCGTTCTGGGCAACACCTGGCGCGGCACCACGCCTGAAGAAGCTGACCTGATGGGCAGCGGCAAGGCGGATGTGGCGGTCGTGAATAACGGTATCGCCCTGACCCAGATTCTGGATGAACATCCTGTGAATCTGAACACCTTCGCGTCCGAGATCGTCCTGCCGAGCTTTGAGCGGATGGACGAGTTCGCCCTGATCAAGGTGAAGTAATTTGATGCGGTTCCGGAGGATGTAATATTCATCCTCCGGGCCACAATCTCCCATGAAGGAGGAACAGACCATGCTGGTGAAAGCCAAATGGAATGTGAGAGACGCAGAAGGCTGGCACAGTGCCGGAGAAGTATGGGACGCGAAAGGCGATCTCGGCGATGCGGTCGAGGTTCTGGAAGCGCCCAAAGCAAAACCGGCAGCGGAACCGGTAACGGAATCCAAATCGGATGAACCGAAGACGGAACCGAAACCGAGGACCAGTCGGCGGAAAGTCAGCAAGTGAGAAAGGAGGCCGGGAGGATGACCAAGGAACAGAAAATCATCATGCTGGAGCAGATGACGGATGACGGGACGCCTCCCAACATCCTGGAGGTTTATCTGGAGCTTGCGGCACAGAAGGTGCTGAACCGGATGTATCCGTATAAGGAGGATTTCGAAGGGATTGAAGTCCCGGCGAAGTATGATTCCATTCAGCTCAAGATAGCCAACTACATGCTGAACAAGCGCGGGGCAGAAGGGCAGATTCAGCATATCGAGAACGGAATTCACCGGAACTACGGATCGGCAGATATTCCGGACGGTATGCTTCAGGAGATTGTTCCCTACTGTCAGGCGATCCGGTAAGGAGGCGGCGATATGCAGCTTCTGAAACGGAATGGTACGGAACTGGAATACCTGCCGTACACGGGACTGAGCGACGATCAGATCGTTTATGAAAGCGATGATAAGAACGAGGAACCGGTCGGCGTGCACACAGGAGAGTTTCACCGGACATACGGCGATCCCGTACAGATTAAGGGAAGCATCTCCGCACCGAGCGGGCGTCTGAATGAGACGTTCTACGGGCAGGATATCCGGTATACGCACACGCTGGTTGTGAAGGATGAAGATATCCGGGAAGGCGGACTGATCCGCTACAAAGGCGAACTGTATGACATCCAGGCGGTACGGCCCACGCTGAACTTCACGAGCGTCGCACTGAAGAAGCAGACCACGGACGGTGAGTCCGATGAGTAAGCTTCTGAAAAGTATCGACATTGAACTGACAGCATCATCCATTAACGCGGCGATCCGCGAGATCAACATGATGGCAAAGCAGCTGGAAGAACAGATGCTCGACCTGGTCCGAATGCTGACGGAAGAAGGCATTGAGATCGCCAAGATGCAGATCATTTCCATGGATGCACTGTTTACCGGAGACCTGGAGCAGAGCATCAAGGGCGTGTTTTTTAAGGAAGAAGGATGCGGCGTTATCTTCTCCGATGTACCACAGGCTATGTATGTGGAATACGGAACTGGATACGAAGGCGCTTCAGAACCATACGTGGGTGATCTGAAAGGCTGGGAGTATGACACGAACCAACACGGGATGTCTGGATGGTGGTATCCGGCACCGTGGGGATGGTGGATTCCGAAGGAGGGTGTCCATGCCGGGGAACCAATGGCATGGACCAGAGGTATGCCGTCCAGGCCGTTCCTGCTGAATACGCTGAGATGGCTTGAAGAAGCAGCGCCGGAACGGGCCAGCGGTATGTTTAACCAGATGTAAGGAGATGACAGCGGATGATTGACTACGAAGTGCAGGTGTTTAACCGTGCATACGCCAAAGCAGCTCCGCTGTGCGCCAGCAAACGGTTTGTCAGCACCGTGATCACAGAGGCACCGACCGCATTCCCGGCGGCAAGCCTGATCGAGGTCAGCAACACTACCGTACGCAGGCTTCAGACATCTACACCGGTTGAAAACTTCGCTGTAATCACCTATCAGCTGGATGTATACGCAACCAGCAAGAGCGGATGCAAGAACGTGCTGAGCGCCGTGGATGAAGCCATGATTGCTATGAACTTCACCCGGATCAGCGGCACGTACATCGGCAACGCGACGAACACAAAAGTGTTCCGCTATACGGCACGTTATGAGGCGATGATTGACCAGGACGGCAACATCTACCGCAGGTAACGGACCGTCACAACTGAATCACAGGAAGGCGCATGAATTGCGAGTATGGGTTAGGCCCACGCATTCATGCGTTTTTATTAATCAATGAAAGGAGAAAACCGATTATGTCTACTGCTGTAAAGGGGATTTCCACGTATCAGACTTATCTGATGTATCGGACGACCACGAGCGGCGAATATGCCAAGCTGATCGATATCTCCTCCTTCCCGGACCTGGTTCCGGCCAAGGAACGTATCGACATTACCTCCCTGTCCGATTATATGCGCGTGTACATCAATGGTATTGGTGACACGTCCGAGTTTGAGTTCGCTGCGTTCTATACGCCGGACAACTACTCCAAGGTGAAAGCGCTGGAAAATCATCAGTATGACTACGCTGTGTGGTTCGGCGCATCCGGTTCCGAAGGATCCGAAGTGCCGGATGGCCACATGGGCAAGTTCAGCTGGACCGGCGACGTCTCTGCGGGTATCAGCGGCGGCGGCGTGAATGAGGCTGTTGGTATGACCATCAACTGCACGCCCGCTACGGTTATCGTGTACTCCACCACCTGATGGTGAGTACGGCCGGAGCGGGCAGTGGACATGATGTCCGCTCCGGCCAATATTTCAATAACAGGGGGCCATAGATATGGCGAAAAAGATTGTGCCGATGGACTCGGCGAGAAAGGAAGGCAAGCCAATGGCTGCGAATGAAAAGGAATTCACCAAGGTAATCATTACCGACAAGCATGGAAGCAAGTACACCCTGGAGTTCAACGCCCGTGTTGTGAAGAACATGGAGCGGAGCGGTTTCAAGATCGACGCGGATTATCCCAACACGATGATTGAGAAGCTGTTTACCGGCGCATTCCAGATGCATCATAAAGGCATGATGACCGAGCGCATCATGAGCATCTGGGACGAACAGAACAAGAAGGACGAACTGCTCGGCATCCTGACAAAGCTGTACATGAAGCCGCTGGAAGACCTGATGAAGGACAGCGGGAATGAAGAAGACACCCCTACGTGGGAGACCGTCTGACGGAGGAACCACCACCGCAGACGGACACCCCGTATGGCGATATATTTGACCAACTGTTTCCCCAGTTTCTGGTGATGGGCATGAGTCCGGAAGAATACTGGGACGGGGAGAGTTCTCTGAAAGCCGCTTACAAGAAAGCATACGAGATTCGTATGGAAACAGAACAGCGGCTGGCGGACCGGAATAACTGGTACATGGCGCAGTACATCATTAACGTACTGCAATGTGTACCGCTGCTGGTAGGCGGACTGAACGTAAAGAGCACGACCAAGCTGCCACAGTTCCCGGACAAGCCGTACTTCGAAAAATTCGAAGCGCAAAAAAAAGAAGAGGCTCGGAAGAAACAGGAACAAGACCAGATGATGCTTGCCATGGCGTTTTTCCACGCCGGCGTCGAGAAGTTCAACAGGAACATCGAAGCGCGGCTTGAGAAAGAGAAGGCAGCATTGTCCGGGCAGTAAGAATACGGGGCGCGGAAGCGAGGAGGAAATGACTTATGGCAGATGTTGGTGTATTAAATTTACAAATCAAAGCAAATGCATCACAGGCAGCACAGAGTCTGAGGTCCCTTGCTTCCGCGCTTTCGCGTGTCAAGGATGCCATCGGAAAAGGCCTGACGCTTGGAAGCACAGGAACAACGCTGAAGAGGCTTAAAGAACTTCTTGGCGGCGACTGGAGCGGAAGTGATCAGTTTAAGATCGCTATGGGCAACCTGCGGGACGGAGCGAACATGCTGTCCAAAAGCGGTACGGCGGCGAAACTGGAAGGCGCAGCCAAGGCCATGAAGACCATTTCCGATGCGTATCAGAAGTATATTCAGTCTTTCGCACAGAGTAATAACGAGGCCAGCAAAGCGACGGCAACCGTTAAGGAGGCTGTCGGCGATTGGCGTGGAAAAATGGCCGGAGCGAATAGCAAAGGAACGAACCTGCAATTCTTTGCATCGTCGCCAAAGGGCGAGAAAATGAATGCCATGAACTGGGCAAACGGCGCTGTCGAAGCCATGCATAAAGTCAATGAGGCAGCAGGCGGTGTCGATGCAGGAACGGTTAATAATATTACAAACCTTACAAATGCGCTGAACGGACTAAAAGGCGTATCCGGAATCGGCGGTCAGTTAAAAACGCTGGCTGAAGGACTGACCGCAATCCTTCGGTTCGACGGTGATCATAAAGGATCCAGCGGAACAATCGAGAGAATCGGAACATCTCTGAAACACTTCAAAGAAAAAACATCCGGATTCAAGTCTCCGAATTTTAGTGGCATTATCAAACTTACCGATGCATTACAGAGAGGCTTTTTTGCGTCCGTTGAAATTGAGAATATTGCCAAAGCACTGGAGCATCTGAGTAAAGTCGGCGAAAGCTTTACGATGCCGAATTTGTCCGGATTGAAAAAGCTTACGTCCGCTATATCAGGAACACAGACAGCGGACGCCAAAGCAACATCCAGCATGAAAAAGGTCAGCGACGTTGTTGATGAGGCTGCCGGCAAAATGCAGACTGTTGCACCAGGCGTTGAAGCAAACGTTGGAACTGCGGCAGAAGAGGCGGCGCAGAAAGTAGAACAGATCAGCGATGCTGCAAATCATGTTGCCGCCGGGATGAAAAACGTTGAATCCGGAATTGAAAGCGTCGGGAAACGAGTTGAGATCGTTGCTCAAAGAATCGCTGACCAAATGAGTAATATTCTTCCGGATAATATGAGTTGGAATGTTGGCGAAAAAATGGTCTCTGTTGATGGGAAAATGCAAACAAGTGTTGATGATGTTAAAGCTGTTGCTGATGCGGTTGAAAGCGGTTATAGCCGGATGGAAAAAATTACAGACAACGGTCCGGTTCATATGGAGTTTGTTAAAGTTGATCCTGACGCAGATGAACAAAGGATTAGAGAAGGTACAGAAAGGGTAGCAGCAACTGCTCAGCGGCGCCTTGATAAGCTGAGAGAAATGTTTAAAAATTCTTCCCCAGTTCGTCAGGAAGATATTGCAAAAGACTTCGGCATGACACGAGAGCAGATGTTCCCGGATCCTGTGGAAGCACAGGCATCCGCGCAGGGACTGAAAACAGTAACGGAAGCTATGGAGAATTATATCAGCGTAGAAGCAGAAATGCCGAAGACTGATATATCCGCTCCAGGTTCTATGTCCAGTACATTGATGGATATCATGAACCAGCCAACAAGCCCTGCATTTGATAATCTGAAGGAAAGCGAGCAACAGACATCGCAACAGACAGAGCAACTCACCGGAGACCTGAAAGACCTCGACCGGGAAATGAAGCAGAAAAAGCCTGACGCAGAACAGGCTGCCAGCGCCATGGACCGGTTCAAGGCGTCAATGAAAGACCTTGGAAGCGGCGTGAAAACGCTGTTTAAGCCGCTGACAAACCTGGCGAAGCAGTTCTGGCGTATCGCAAAGCGGATGGCGATCCGGGCGATCATCAAGCAGGTTACCAGCGCGTTCCGGGAAGGCACGGAAAATGTGTACCGGTACAGCGAAGCCATCGGAAGCAGTTTTTCTTCGGAGATGGACAGCGCTGCCACATCTTTGAACCAGATGAAGAACAGTATCGGTGCGGCGGTCGCTCCGGCAATTCAGATGCTGCTTCCGATTCTTCAGAGCGTTGTGTCCTGGCTGACTACGGCGATCAACTACGTGAACCAGTTCCTGTCTCTGCTCAGCGGAAAGAGCACATGGACACGGGCACTCCCTGTCGCAACAAAAGCGTTTGATGAACAAAAGAAAGCCGCGAAGAGCGCCAGCGATACGGTTAAAGATATGCTGGCGGACTTTGATGAACTGAACATTATTCAGCAGAATGGTAACGGCGGAAGCGGAAGCGGAAGCAGTGATACTGCTACTGACTATACGACGATGTTCGAAGAAGTCAGTGAATTCGACAGCAAGATTAAAGATATGGTCCAGTGGATTGAGGACCATATGGATTCCATTAAAACCATGGCGATTGCAATCGGAACAGCCATTCTTGGATGGAAAATCAGCAGTGCATTTAACGGTGTGCTTGGAACGCTTGGCAGTATTATTGCAGGCGGCGCGCTTGTTGTTCTCGGCTTGGAAATTGGCAAAATCAGCGGGTATGATGTTGGATTAAACGGAGCAAATGCGACAAACGTAACGGCTTCTATTGTTGGCGCTGTTGCAACAGCTATCGGTGGGTACTTAATTGCCGGATGGGGCGGTCTGGCTGTTGGACTGACAGTTTATACAGGTATATGGCTTGAAGAATATTTTGCCGGGAAAAAGAAAGCCGCATATATTGCAACATTCGGGAGTATTGTGCTTGATGCAGATCAAATGAAAAAATGGGTACAATCCATGTTTGTATTCCCGATTGATGTATATATTGAACTCATGAATACTTCCATTGCAAATTATCAGGAAGCGAAAGAGGCTCTTAAAGTTAAAATTAATGCATTCAATATGAGTCTCAATAAAATCAGGCTTCGTGTTGATACATCAAATGAAGCACTCGATCAGCTGTTAACAGATGCAAACAATACGCTAACAGCGTTTAAAGAAAAAAACCAGGCAGCACTTCAAATGATCACTGTTGGAGTTCAGCTTGGAACACTTACAGATGGGAATAATCAGCCGCTTCATATAACGTCTCTTGATCAGATTGGAATGGATTTGACAGGGCTTGAAGAGGCAGCGAATTATGCAGGAAAGCAATTGTCTTACTGGGTGTCACAGGGAATGAGCGATGGTTTGGATGAAACAACTCAAGCGATGATTGCAAAATATTCTTCGTATTTGATGAGAATTACATCAGCCGGACAAACCGGACAGATCGAAGGTCAATTTGAAACAACAATGGCTATTGCTGTTGGCGATTTGTCTCATGGTTCTCTTATGGAAGGAATCAAGAAAATGACAACCGCCGTTGATGATTACGCAAATGCAATTAATGAATTAAACATTAACAACGCAACACAGTTCAGCGAAATGGCAGCATCATTCCGAGAAGTGGAAAGAATGTATACAGAAGAAGCAAATGCTGCACAAGATCAGGCAACGGCAGAACATTTCCGCGAAGAAGCTGAAAAAGCAAGGTTAAAAGCGGTACAATATGAAGAAGAAGCACAAAAGATAAGAGAAAACCTGAACGTATCCAAGCAGAATGCACGGTTAAAAGCCCTAGAAAGAGTGCAGGAAGAGTTTAGAAAGATTTTTAAAGACGACGTCAATTTGTTTCAGGGCGGCCAGGGCCAACTAGAAAACGTTGAAAATATGTGGTCGAAAAGCTATGGCGATTTCGGATCATTTGAAGACAGATTTAAAGAATATATCAATGGAAACAATACATGGGATTTAACGGCAAGCCAAATTGGAGGACTTTTATCGAGTAATGTTTATTCTGTGCTTGGAAAACTTGATAAAGAAACAGAAAAGATAGTTCAGGGTCTTGGATTAAGCGGATGGGAAATTCTTCCTAAAAGTGCAAGAAAACAATTATATCAGTATATTAAAGACGCATCGCCCAGCACATTAGCTGCAACAGAATTTATGCGTGATGCATTCAATGTCGATATAAGCCAAATGATCGAGATATCCGGATGGGAGAATCTGAGCGAAGACGCCAAGGCCAGATACATGAGAATCTGGGAAGAAGTATTTGGAGAAGATTCACTTAAAGCGGCATTAAAACAAACAGACTTTGGACAAAATGCAGAAGTGTTTGCCAACTTTATTGGTGAAAACTTCGGGAATATGGGTCTTGAACCACGCGCATATCTGCTTAGAAGAATGACAGACATGTTTGGTGAAGACTCTGTCCGCGAATTGCTGAACAGCAGATATTCTTCTGATATTGCAGATCAGTACATGAATGAAATGCAAATTATCAGATCAATTGTAGAATACGGAGTAAATGAAAGTGACCTTCGTGCACAATACGCCGATATTATTAGCCAGTATGAATACATCATTACTGAATTGCAAAACAGACTTGATCAAAATGGAAACACCAGAGGAGCAAATTACGATCCGACAAGGTTGCGTGCATCTGCAATGCCTGGGATGCCGTTAGGAACTGCACCTATTCGAAGCAGGACTTCTGTTGACATAGAAGGTCCAGAATATGAAACGGACACGCGCACTGCGGAAGCTACAGAGGCTACCAGTCAAAGCATGACAGACCAAAATACAAAGATTGACGTACTAACCGGACTGCTTCGGGCTGTTTTGGCACGGCTGAATGCAGGCCTGAATGTGAACATGGGTCAGACGTCCACGGCGGGACGGGTTGTAGGCGGAGCGTTGGCGGCGTTTGCCAGAGTGACCGGGGATAACTGAGGTGATAGCAGATGAGAAAATATAAGTATTCCATGGGAATCAAGGTAAACGGAACGAGCATTCCGGATCCGACCAGCTGGACGTATCAGGTGAGCGACCTGGATACGGAAGGCGGGCGGGACGCCACCGGACTGCTTCACCGGGCGTATGTGGCGACGAAAGTTAATTACGACTTTGTATGGAACGCACTTGACTGGGAAATGCTCCAGCGGATCGTCGCCGCAATCCAGACGCCGTCGTTCACCCTGCTGGCACCGGACCCGAGAACGTTTAACACTATGTATACCGGCACATATTACTGCGGAGACCGGAGCGGAAGCTGCCACTACTATCTGATTGAGAATCAGGAGATTGCGCAGTTTGAACTGAAAGTGAATTTTATTGAGTACTGATTTTTTTCTTCCATGATACTACTATATGTGGTATGATTATCACGAAAGGAGGATACATCGTGTATAATGCAAGCAGCGCATTCCATACAGCCTGCCAGGGAAACGCGCCACAGATTGCCTTGCTGATATTCGAAGACGCGATCTTCAGCAATTCGGACATCAACGTGCAGAACGGACTGGAATTCCACGACTACTTCAACACAGAAGAGGACATTTCCATCGGGCAGGCGCTGAGCAACGAGACCCGGTTCACGCTGTTCAATGATGCGCGGCTGCTGAACGATTACGGTTTCGGCGAGTTCCAGGCAACGCTTGGTGTCCGGATCAGCACGGGAACGTACTCGGACAATTCCAACGTGATTGCGTATGACGGTAACGTGATCTGGCGCGGACGGAGTTCTTCTCCGTACCTGACGCGGAACGGGACGGCAGTATCCTCCCAGCCAAGCTTTCCGGTATGGTCTATTGCAATCTACGGAACGAAGGTGTACGCATTCGGGAGCAACGGTCAGTGCAAGATCTACACGAACGGCGGGTCTGCCGTCAGCGGCGGAATCAACGCGTTCATGCAGAACAAGGTAAAGAAGTGGAAGGGCCTCGGATTCAACCTGAACACAAGCACGCGAATCCTGAAAGTGTACGGCGACGGGAAGACGGAGACGTACGAGTTTGTGCCGCTGGGAATGTTCATTGCGGAACGGCCCGACAGTCCGGACAAGATCAGCATTGATCTCAGCTGCCATGACCGGATGGAGAAGTTTGACAAGGACATGCCGGACACAGCGGCGCTTGGGATCACCTACCCAACGACCATCGGGACGCTGTTCACGAAGCTGTGCACGTATGCGGGTGTCCCCTACCGGACCGCGACGTTTATGAACAGCACGGCAACGGTCAGCAAGATGCCGGAGCAGTTCAAGAACGCGAACATGCGGACTGTGATCGGATGGATTGCGGAGGCCGCCGGAAGCAACGCCGGGTTCGACCGGGACGGATACCTGGTCCTGAAGTGGCTGACGAGCACGGGCCAGACGTTTGACGAGAACGGATACTCCTCGTGCGTACCGAAGTACTACACGACGCCGACGGTGACGAAACTGTACAAGCGGAATACGAGCGGCGGAAACGACGTGACCGTCGGAAGCGGAAATAGCGGATACCTGATCCAGGATAACCCGCTGATGAATGGATAAGGAAAGGAGGAATGCGACATGGCTGCGGCCAGCATGCAACCGATTTATGACCGGCTGAACGCGGTGGCCGGATATAATCCGCTGACGGCGGAAACGTTTGGCGACTGGGCCATGGAAGCCGGGGACATCGTTCGTGTCATACGCGGAGAAGACGCATACGACGTACCGGTACATTCCTCCACGCTGATCTGGCGCGGCCAGCAGCGGATGAACATCGACGCGACCGGCAAAAAGGAACGGGACAGCATCGCCAAAGCCAGCGCGCAGAAGTACGGACGCGGCGGGGCGGCAGTTCGCGGATCGCAGAGCATGTACCAGTACTTTGAGAGCGAAAATCAAAGCCTGCGGTCTGAGTTCGAAATGAGCTATGAAAGCCTGCGTGTTACGTTCGAAAATGAACTGGACAGCACGCGGTCAGAATTCCAGATGACAGCTGAGTCACTGCGGATTCAGTTTGAGAACGAGATCGCGAGCACCCGGTCTGAGTTTGAAATGACGAGCGAGTCGCTCCGGATCGAGTTTGAAAACGAGATTGCGAGCACGCGGTCGGAATTCAACATGACGGCTGAATCGTTACGGATTCAGTTCGAAAATGAACTGAGCAGTACACGGTCCGAGTTTGAAGCCACGAGCGAAAGCCTGCGGATTACGTTTGAAAGCGAGATCAGCAGTACACGTTCAGATATTCAGGTACAGGCGAACCGGATCGGACTGGTGGTGTCCGGTACGGGGTCGAACGCGAGGATCAAGGCAGCGGAGATTGCGGTTGCCATTAACGATGATAACAGTGAAGCATTCATCAATGCTGATCATGTATACATCAGCGGAACCACAAAACTGAGCGGTCAGCTGACTGTCCAGGATGGATCTCTTCTTGTTAAGACGGCACTGCTTGTCAGCGGTTCGACAGGCGGAAACGTTACGATTAATAACGGGAAGATTACCGCAAAAGAGTACCAGGTGAATTCCGGAGGCGAGATTGTTTTTGTCGGAGCCGGGACCGGAGAACATTACGATCTCAGCGCGAGTACGCTACAGGGAATGATCAAAAGCTTTTCTGTTACCGGAAACGTACTGACATTGACGCCGTTTTACGGAGACCCGGTGGATTTTAGCAAAGCCGTTTCACTGTCCGGAACGTGGAGCGGCGGCGTACTTACGGTGAGCGCATCACCTTCCGGAGTTGGTGAACCCTGGGTGCGGTCTCTGCACCAGACAGAAACATCATGGAACGGATACGATGCTATCATTCCAGTAAATGTGTTCCGGACGTCCGGAGCGAGCGAATACGATGAAGGCACGATTATCAATGTTTCCGCTTCTGTTCCAAGCGATAAAAGATACACAACCGGATGGTCTGAAGCGTATGAAAAAGTCGTTATCCCAGGGACAAATACGTCAACGAATTCGGCGACGTTTAAAACGCCAAACGCTACGGCGTCGAGCAATCCTGTACAGAATTCTCATGTGCTTTCCATGGGAAATGACGGGAATAACGCTGTTGTTCTTTACAGGGCAACGGATAGCGGAAGCGCTGTTACGATTGCGAAGTTTACGCACAACAAATACGATTCCGGGAAAACACAGGGATGGTCAGACGCGTATGCAAAGGTCGCTATTCCCGGAAGCAATACATCGACGAATTCGGCCACGTTCAAAACTCCGAACTCAGCCGCAACGAGCAACCCTGCACAGAACTCTCATGCACTGAGTATGGGGAATGACGGAAACAATGCTGTTGTTCTTTACCGGGCAACAGACAGCGGCAATGCTGTTACGATTGCAAAGTTTACCCATAATAAATATGATTCTGGGAAAACCCAAGGATGGACAGACGCATACAACAAGGTGTCTATTCCTGGAAGCAATACAAGCACAAACTCAGCGACATTTAAAACTCCGAATTCAGCTGCAACAAGTAACCCAGTACAGAATTCTCATGTTCTGTCAATGGGCAACGACGGGAACAATGCGGTTGTTCTTTACAGGGCAACAGACAGTGGGAACGCTGTCACAATAGCGAAGTTTACGCATGATAAATATACAAGCGGCCAGAATGCTGTTACGTTGAACGATGCGAGCTGGAATTCGATTTCAACGCTTACATCCAGCAGGACAGTAACAGTCAGCACAAGCGGAAGACCTACACAGCTCAGCAAGAGCAAGACCGTTTATCTCACCGCCGGAACATGGTCAAACGGAAGCATGCCGACCTATATCCGGGACGGAAGCACAAGCGGAACGATTATTGCACAAAGCAGCGTAAGCGCTCCGAGTGCCACCATGGATGTTGGTTCATGGTCCAGTGGGAGTATAACCGTAACCGCAAAAAACGGAACGGCTTCCATGGGATCGGCTACTGTTACATTGCCTGATATATCCGCATTTGATACAACAGCTCCGAATGGAGAGTCTATAACGGTTGGAACGACAACGTATACGAACAATTCCAGCGGTTATGATCTGAACGGTTCCGGAAGCTCCGCGACATGTATTATGGTCGTTAAGTCCACATGGACGCAGGGCGGCAAAAGTATGAGCGGAAAAAGTTATCTTCAATCCGCTCCAACCGCATTATACAGAAAAGGATATTCAGATGGGTACAGCGTAACAAAGAGCCAAATTACCGGGTCTCGCGGGAATAAACAGACATCACAGCCGACATATGATACGAAGATTTCAGATATTTCAGGATCGTCAGGTGTTGGCTGGTATGTCATTACAGTAACAGTTCACGGCACGAGTAAAACATTCGGACTTCACATAACATAACGGAAAGGATTGAAACAAATGGAACAGCGCGTCATGACCGCAGAGGAAGTTGTAAAAATTACGATTAACGATCTCAGCAGGATTCAGGTTCCGGCGGCCCTGATTCAGCAGATCGGAATTCCGATTGCTGACGCGATTAACAAACTGAACCTGTGCGTTGAAAGCTGGGAAAGAACCCGGCATGAAGAAGAATCGAAACAGGCCGATAAACCCGGCGAGGCAGAGAGCGAATAACGACAGAATACAGCAATCGAGGTGATGCAAATTGGCAAGATTTGAAACATGGCTTAAATCCGATCTGAAAAATATGGTTTCCGTGACGAAACTTAGCGGAAACCTGTTTTCCGCTGACAACGGCGGGAACCTGATCGGCGTAGAAGTCATGGATGGCGGTTCCCTGGCCGTACTGGAAGGCATCGTTACGGGATACGTGATCCGCTCTGACGGCGCAACGCTGATTATTACTGGCGAACTGGACGGAAACAAGGCATGGATTGAACTGCCTCAAAGCGCTTATGTGCATGTCGGGCAGATCAGCATTGTCATTAAGATCGGCGGTACAACGGTTGGCGCGTGCTCCGGATATGTGTACCGGTCTACGACGGACACAATTGTTGATCCCGGGCACATCATCCCGAGCCTGGATGAACTGCTGGAAAAGATCGCAGACTGCGAAGCGGCGACTACGGCAGCGAATGAGGCAGCTAATCTTGCCAATACGAAAGCCGGACTTGCAAACGACGCCGCCACACTGGCAAACCAGAAAGCCGAACTGGCTGACACCAAAGCAGGACTTGCAAACGACGCGGCTGCTCTGGCGAACCAGAAAGCTGAACTGGCTGACACCAAAGCAGGACTGGCAAACGATGCCGCCGCACTGGCGAACCAGAAAGCCGAACTGGCTGACACCAAAGCAGGACTTGCAAACGACGCTGCGGATCTGGCAAACACAAAAGCGGAACTTGCAGACAGCAAAGCAACAGCGGCGAACAGCGCGGCGAACGCGGCGAATACCGCTGCCGGCAAGATTAACAACATGACCGTTGCGGCGAACGGACTTTCATCCGGATCTGACCCGACCGCGACGATCAGCGAAGTATCCGGGCATAAGCACATTCTGTTCGGTATTCCGAAGGGCGACAAGGGCGATGACGGACGCGACTTCCACATCAAGCGCACGTTCAGCAGCATCGAAGAAATGGAAGCATACGATCCAGACGATGATCATACCATTTACAAGGTGCTGGAAAACGACTTTGTCATGATCGATACCGGAAGCGTGGAAGATCCGGATACAGGAAAGCTTTTCTGCTATGAACCGCAGACGGTTGATGTGTGGCGGTACATCGGCGATCTGTCCGGCGCACAGGGCATACAGGGGCCAGTCGGAGCAACCGGCGCACGGGGGCCGAAAGGCGATACCGGCGAACAGGGACCGACAGGAGATACAGGGCCTACCGGTGAAACCGGTCCTGTTGGCGCGACCGGCGCACAGACGTATGTGCATATCAAGTACAGCGCGAACCAACCGACGTCCGACACGGACATGAAAGACACGGCAGACAAGTGGATGGGCGTATACAGCGGACTGTCCGCGACAGCACCGACGACCTATACCAGCTATGTATGGTACAAGATCAAAGGCGAAATCGGCGATACAGGTGCCACAGGTCCAACGGGTGCCACGGGTGCCACAGGATCCAAGGGTGACACAGGCGCTACCGGACCGAAGGGGGCCACAGGCGCTACCGGTGCAACAGGCCCTGCCGGAAAGAATGCGAGTGCATTTGATATCAAAAAGTCGTACGCCAGCGTCGCAACCATGGAAGCGGATTACAATAATCCGGATCTGGCTGTCGGAGATTATGTCACGATTGCATCCGGAACGAGCGATCCTGACAACGCAAAGATCTACCGCAAAGGCAGTTCCGAGTGGGAGTTCATTGTTCAGGTATCCGGTTCGAAGGGTGATACCGGTGCCGCAGGTCCTACCGGAGCGACCGGTCCGACCGGCGCGACAGGGCCTGCTGGTGCAACAGGTCAGGCCGGACCCGCAGGAGCAACAGGTGCAACCGGACCTGCTGGTGCTACAGGTGTTGCCGGTGCGGATGGGCCAACCGGGGCGACCGGTCCTGCCGGAGTCACAGGCCCTACTGGAGCAACCGGTGCAGCTGGCACGGATGCATACGTATGGATCCGTTATGCTGCACAAGAACCGACGCAGGACAGCGATATGAAGACTACGCCGGATGAATGGATGGGCGTGTATTCCGGATCGGCTTCCACCGCGCCAACCACGTATACCAGCTATGTATGGTATAAGGTAAAGGGAGACGACGCAAGCCTTCCGAGCGTAACATCCGCAGACAACGGAAAATTTCTCGGAGTTTCCGGCGGAAAGTGGGCGAAGACAAACGTTCCGACCATGACCGGCGCAAGCTCATCCATCGCAGGCGCGGCCGGACTGGTGCCTGCACCGGCGGCCGGAGCGAATGTATACTTCCTGAAGGGAGATGGGACATGGGCGATACCTTCAGGCGGGAAGCTGATCGTACGGGATCTGGACACGGTAACGAACACCAGCGGAAGCTACACGCACAGCACGACCGTCAGCGATGCGGCCAGCGACATGAAGGCCGTTATGATCGAGCTGGGGGATCCGAGCGTATTCAGATCGACCATCAATATATCCGTTGGGACCGGAACGATCACGCTGAACTGTTCAGACGTAGCCGGAACGAGTACGGTAAAAGTGGGGCTGATGTTTGTGGCCGGAGCGGACGCACTGACCAGCTCGGAGTTTGATGTGCTGGCGGCGCGAATCGGAACGCTGAGCAGCCTGAAGACCACGGACAAGACGAGCTTGGTAGCTGCGACTAACGAACTGTATGACCATATTGAGAACAAAATACGGCATACCAGAAAGACAGATTTCAGCCTTTCCGACCTGCAATCGGCGGTTGTTGACCAGTGCCTTGAAAAGTACGGGCTTCATGTTGGCGACCAGAAAACCATCAATGGACGCACCTATGTTATCGCAGGTCTGAACGTGATGAAAGGTTCTCATGATTATACCTGTACAAGCAATCATGTTGGTTTGATTGTGATTCCGCATACCACCTGCAAGTGGAACGCAAGCGGAAATACCTACACAGGCGCAGACAACCGAGGCGCAGGATACAAAAACTGCGACTTGCAGTATTACCTTGCGAATACGGTTAAGGGATGGTGCGATACCGACCTTGGCTCAGGTCATCTGTATCAGCATAAGAAACTATTCGGAAATGCCATCAACCAGACGGGATATAACCGCTTCGGAACGAACTCCGGTTGTACGTCTGGTTGGGAATGGGTTGATGCTTATATTTCCGCTCTTACCGAAGCGCAAGTCTTCGGTGGTGACCATTGGTCTTCTTCCGGTTATGATACGGGCGAAGCGAATACTCTGCTTCCTGTGTTTGCGGAGTTCAAGCATACAGATATCTTCGGAGACGAATATCCGTGGTTAAGGAACGTTTCATCCGCTTCGCAGGCGTGCCTTGCGAACACCGTCGGGGGTGCGTCCGGCGACTACGGCGTGAGCAAGGCCCATTGCGTGGCCGGGCTTATATTATACCATTAAGAATTGGCAGGGGCTTGTCCCCTGCCCCAAGAGGTGAAAGTATGAAGTGACAAACGAAGGAAAACGGAACCAAAGCCGGGTAGAGTTCGACAATACGTACTTCGCCGTTGATGACGATATCGAAAACCTGATAACAACCAACTTCGGATTAAAAGGCGAAAAGCTTGGATACCGAGGCTTGGGAGACATAAATCGCTGAAGAATGGCAATCAATAGGCGTAGTCATGTGAGGTGCAAATCCTTGCCCCGTGATTTGGCCCAATATGGTCAGATGAACGAAAAGTAAGTAGCAGACAACCGAACCGGTGGCAAAGGGTGAAAGCATACCCGGAAATCGAAAGTTGTCTGTGTGATAGAGGATACGGGAACGGGAATCGGCTCGTTCCCAACCTCGTTCAGTACCCAATATGGTCAGACATTGGTCCCTTGAAAAAAAACAGTTTAAAATGGCTAACCAAATGCCATATGTAAAATTCAGATATGAAAGGATGATTTACAATGAAAAGAGAAGCTTACGAAGTACACATGAGCGTAGTCGATGCGAACGGAACGCTGACAATCGACCCGACAGGTTACCCGAAGTCCGTTGACAGCCGGAGCTATGACAACGACCTGGAGAAGACATTCAATCGCGCACTGGGTCTGCTCGGCGCGGCGGAAAGCGCGATGAGTACGCAGGACACACGGCAGGTGCAGTACGGGTACATTATCCGGGTGAGCGACGGAATGCAGGTTGAACGTCGCAGGTTTGGAAAGCTCGCGGAGTTGCCGGATCCGGAACCGAACGAGGGGGAATGATGAATGGCTGATACATCATTTAGCATAGGAAATATCGAAGGTCAGGTCAAGGCTTTGTCTGACCACATTGCGAGCAATGAAGCAAATATTCTAATAGGGCCCCGTTTTGCTGTAGAAGTAGATATTTCTTCTAACGGAGATAAGTTTGTAGATATTACATATCCAACAACGCCAACCGGATATCAGAGAGTTGGAGGTATCGCCTTTTCAACAACGTACAGGGCATATGTCAAAGGCATCGGCGGTGACAGATTGTATTATTATGTTGTAAATGCATCAGCAACTTCCACATTTCATGTATATCCTGTTTATTACAAATCATAACAATTATGGAGTGCCAAATATTCTCATGTCCAAATATGGTCAGAAGAGAGGGATTTGAATGGCAGAAAACTTTGAATATAATTGTTCAAATTGCAGATATTTTAACAAAGAAGCTGGTTTGTGTTGCATTGAACCTGTAGAACACATAGAAAATCCAACAAGAGAATCATGTGGCCTTTGGGTGTCGGAACACGCAGTAATGATATTGTAATGACAGTTCGCTAAATGGTCATATCACATGTGGCGGAATAGGTAGACGCTATAGTGACCTGTAGGACTTGCCTATTATGTCGATGGCTGTAAGTTATAAACTCGCTCATAGACCTTGCGAAAGCATGATGGAAGTAGTCTGTGTAAGGTGCAAATCCTTACCATGTGATATGACGTTAAATGGTCAGGCGAAAGGGTTCATATGAGAAAAAAAGTTGTTCTTGCCGAGAAACTAAAATGCATTCGTGATAAATACTGTGCATGGGGTGAAATAACTATTATGAATGAAGCAATAGACACCATTTTGCCAAAGAATCAAAGTCCGATAATGTTGAATGATTTAATTAAATTGCTTCAGGAATTACAGAAGAACTCCGATAAGGATACTGTTGTTTATTTTACAGATGATGACTCTGATGATGGAGATTTGGAACTTATACCTCTGCATATAAATGATTGTTTCAAATCGAAGTTTGGGAACTATATCGTGTTCCGCTAAATGGTCGTTCAGGGTGCTAAATGGTCAGATGAAAGGAAACGCAATGGATTCAGAGAAACTGCTTGAAGAATGGCAGAATAGGCTTGGCTTGTCTGATTGGAGAGTTAAGTTATCTACAAATTGCGAACCACAAGAAATGGAATTAAAAGATTCGTGCGGTTGCACAGCATGGCAGGAAACAACAAAAACAGCTCATATCTATGTTATAGATGAAAAATACTATGGAGAACGAGTTGTACCATTCGATTTTGAGGAAATTCTTGTCCATGAATTATTGCATCTGAAAACTTGCTTTTTATCAGACACAGGGAATGATTTGCAGGACAGAATTGCACATCAGTTAATTGACGATTTGGCAAGGGCGTTCGTAGATGCAAAAAGGGACTAAATGGTCACATCACGGGTGGTGGAATAGGTAGACACACTTTGGAGGTAGACAACACTCGTCAGCAGATAAGCGTAATGCGGAGAGAAGTGCTTCGGCATGAACCTACCAACTATTCATCGTTGAATTGTTGTCATGTAAGGTGCAAATCCTTACCCCGTGATATTACCCAATATGGTCAGACATTGGTCCCTTGAAAAAAATCAGTTTAAAATGGCTAATCAAATGCCATATGTAAAATTCAGATATGAAAGGATGATTCACAATGAAATTAACAGAACTGATTGACTCAATCAATTTAGCATTACAGGTTGAAAAACATCCAGAAAATATTGAAGTCGTTATATCAACACAATTGCCGTATGCAACGTTGGGACAGCGTCCTTGTACTGGTGTGAAGTATGTCGGAATGGGATTCGATTGGGAGTCCGGACAATTCAGAATCGCACCGGAAGAAAAGCTGATGTGCGTAAAGCATGATACGCCACAAACAGTTAAGGAATGGCGTGGGAATTATCACTGTCCGAAGTGTGAATACATGATTTCTAAAGGAAGAAAAGCAGATGCTATACGGTTTTGCTGTAAATGCGGACAGGAGGTAAAGTGGGAATGAATCTTTAATCTCACGACCATAAATGGTCAAATACTCTCAAGGTGCTAAATGGTCAGATAATGGTCCTGAGAACCACACAAAAAAACACCCCCGTCCGGAGTTAGACGGGGGTGTTTTGCATCTGTCAGGACGCGTATTTTTTGTGACTGTTCTTGACGTCATCATCGAAGACTTTGACGTAGCGCATGGTGGTTTTGATTGACGCATGGCCCAGGAATTTCTGGACATGCTCAATGGGCATTCCGGATGCGGACGCCAGGGTTCCGGCTGTATGCCGGTATATATGCGGCGTGATTTTGTGTGTCAATCCGGACCGCAGCCAGATATTCCCTATCTCCCGCTGCAACGCCTTCTCTTTGACACCGTGTTTCTCGTGGACGCGCTTGGAGACAAACACGAATTCGCAGTCATCATCGCGTGAATCCAGATACTTTCGAAGCGACACGAGCGCACGGGAGTTCAGATAGGTTATGCGACGCTTATCCCCTTTTCCATGACGGACAAGAACCGTACGCTTATCCCAGTCAATATCAGACAAAACCAGCGCGGCAACCTCCGCAATCCGGCATCCTGTTGAGTACAGCAGATCTACCAGCGCTACCTCACGATCATCCCGGCAGGCCGCACGCATGATTTCCAGTTCGTCCCGGTCCATCGGTTCCCGGGCGCTCTCGTTATGCTTGATCGGATCCACATGAGCACATGGATTGGAACGGATCAGTCCCTCTCCGTGAATCCATTCGAAAAAGCTGTGCAGGATCACGCGCTTGTTGTCCAGCGTCGAGTCCACAACGCCGCTTTCCATTTTGTACCGGCCTAGGAAGCCACGGATGTCCGTCGCCGTGATCTCATCCGGACGTTTCCGGACTGTCATGAAAAACCGGCGAATAAATGAAAAGTAGTTTTTCAGCGTATCCGGATTTACATTCTGGATTGCTTTCGACGAGATATAGTACTTCAGTTCATCCGGAATTGCATTATGGACAATCAAGTCGGTTGACTGTAACTGAATCTGGTACTTTGTGGCGATTGTATCCGTGATGCCGATGATCTTCCGGACATCGTCCATATCATAGATCCGCATCAGGCCATCCGCCAGGTCAGAACGAAAAACCTCATAAGACATATTCTATTCTCCTCCAATGTTGTACATCGACCGGAGATGTGATAGAATGTATGTGTTATCAGGGCGATACACTCTATTCCATCGTCCGGAATGACCGCGTGCCTGCTACACGACGGTCATTTTCTTTTGTGCATTTCGTCCCGGATCAGCTGCTTGATATACTCAGTAAAGTTTTTCTTCCTTTCCGACCATTCAAGCAATTTCATGTCTTCCGGGGACTTTCTGGAAAAACTGATCTTCTTCTGGATAATTACATCCCGCTGGTAGTCAGACTGGTATTTCCGGCGGTCTTTATCAGCCATCTATTCACCTCCTCTCTGTACGTTATCATATACCTGTTTAGTACTAAAGTCAATAGGAAAATTACAATTCGTAATAATGATCTGAAACTGAACTGAAAATGACACGTTTGTGAACTCGCAAACGTGTTTTTTATTTGCGAAAATACAGGCAAGAAGGGGGTCGAAGATATGGACGAAGCAACGAAATACCCCAGGCATTGCAGGAGAAATATCCGGATGCTGATGAGCAGGCTGTGCACAGACGCGCAGACCGCGTACGCAATGATACTGATGACGGCGGCGCTGATGGACCTGAGTCCGGACGATGACAGGGTGGCAGAGACGGTACTGATGGACTGCGGTATTGAGTCCCCAATGTATGCCTGATGTGGCGGTATGCGAATCCGAACCCGTGCAGGCAGGAGGAACCGGACTGCGTTGTGCGCGCAATCTGTATTGCGATGGGAGAAAAATGGCACATGGTTCACAGCGATCTGTGCAGGCTTAGTTCGGAAAGATGCACAATTCCAAGCGCAAACTGGCTATGGGGACTGTATCTTAAACGGAAAGGGTTTAAGCGGTTCGTTCCGGACTGCCCGGAATGCACAACGGTGCGCGAGTTCTGCCGGAAATATCCAGACGGAACATACATTATCGGAACCGGAACGCATGCAATATGCGTGATTAATGGAGACTGGTATGACACATGGGATTCCGGGGACGAAATTCCAGGTTACTACTGGCGACGAGAATAAGGAGTGATTGAAAATGGCTTACAATCCGGCAATCTACAATCCATATGCAGGCGGATACGGGCAGGTTCAGCAGCCTATGCAACCCGTGCAGAGTTATGCCGCTCCCGCGCAGGCAAAAGGCGTGATTGAGTGGGTAGACGGAGAAGTCGGCGCAAGGGCGGTTCAGCTTCCCATTGGCATGACTACACCGATTGCACTGTGGGATACGAACGAACCTGTGATCTACGTCCGGAGCATGAACCAGATGGGCATGCCGAATCCGATCAAACGTATCCGGTACGTTGTGGAGGAAGACACGCCACGGCAAAGCGGCGACATGGCAAAGCTTACAGGAGGCGAATCCAGACACGACATGAGCGAATATGTCCGTAAAGACGAGTTTGCTGCCATGAAAGATGAACTGCTCCGGTCTATTAAAGAGATCGGTACCGGGTCCGCAAAGCACGCAAGGAGCGATGACGAATGAATCCTCTCTTCAATGCGCTATTTGGGCAAAAACACGGGGCAGGACAAGCCTCACAGGATCAGACGCAAAATCCCACGGGTCAGAACTGGAACGCATTAATGGGGCAATTACAGGCGAATCCTGCGGAGATGATTCAGAAAGCCGGGTACAGCGTTCCGCAGGAGATCAGCGGGAACCCGCAGGCAACAGTAATGCATCTGATTCGGACCGGACAGATCGGCGGACCGATGATGCAGCGGATCCAGCCGATGCTTCAGATGATGGGAATAAGGTGAACGAAATTCTATGATTTCGTATCAGTATAAATACATGAAATTGGTTCTTTTCGGTGAGTGCGCATAACCGATTAAAGGATAAATAAATCGAAAGGAATCAAAAAACTATGACAGACTCAACGAACATGTACATGCCGGTGGCACCCGCGTACGGCGGTGGCAACGGCGGGTTCGGTGGATTCGGAGACGGGAACGGCTGGTGGGTCATTCTTCTGATTCTGCTGTGCGGCGGTGCCTGGGGCGGCGGTTTCGGCGGATTTGGCGGCGGAAACGGCATGTTCCCGTGGATGATGGCCGGACAGGGAAACACGAACAACGACATTCAGCGCGGTTTTGACCAGAGCGCCATGATGACCGGGATTACCGGCGTAAGCAACGCGGTGACATCCGGATTCGGCGACATTCAGACGGCCCTGTGCGGCGGATTTGCAGGCGTTAACGCTGGCATCGCCAACGGATTTGCCCAGAGCGAGATCGCGGCGAACAGCAGGCAGATGGCAAACATGAACCAGAACTTCGCACTTCAGACCGGTGTGCTGAACGGATTTAACACACTCGGATCCCAGCTGAGTTCCTGCTGCTGTGAGAACCGGCTGGCTACTGCCAATCAGACTGCCGCGCTTCTGGCTGAGCATTGCGCTGACAGGCAGGCCATGAGCGACGGCATCCGTGATGTATTGGCGAACCAGAACAACGGCATCCAGAAGATTCTGGACAAGATGTGCGAACAGGAGATCGAAAACCTGAAAGCGGCGAACAGCAGCCTTCAGACTCAGGTACTGATGCGCGACCTGGCTGCGTCCCAGACGGCGCAAACGGCTGCACTGGTAGCGGATAATACCGCACAGACACAGTACATCGTCAACCGGGTTGCTCCGTATCCGATTCCGGCTTATACGGTGCCGAACCCTTTGGGGACCGGAACCGCTACGGCGGCATAAGGAGGTATCCTTATGAGTCACTACGAGAATCTGGAAAAGGCGATGTGCCGGGAACTGGAGAAGCTGGACAAGAAGTACGGCGGCGAGACGGGAGAGATGAGCACGCAGGACGCGGAGAAGGCGGACATGCTCTACCATGCCCTGAAGAGTGCGGCGACGTACCACGCCATGAAGGACGCGGACGGATGGGAAGAAAAGGACGTATCCGGACGATCCTATTATCGCGGACGTGACGCGATGGGACGGTATATCAGCAGAGATATGGACGGATACTCCGGACATTATCCGATGTATCCGGACGGCGGTCGCGGCTGGAGATACTGAAAAACGGAGAGGACCCGCCGTGCGCGGATCCTCTTTGTTTAATACGCAATGCATTTTATTTACTACAATGGGTTGTATTTCGAAAGGAAATCGGATACAATAAATTGAAAATAAATAACAGAAGGCACCGTGCGGTGAGTAAAAACCGTACGGTGCCATTTGTTTAAAAAGGAAGTGATGAAATGAACACGGCAGAATATGTGGACAAACTGATTGCTGACCGGAAAGCGGAAGGCGTTGCGAAAGATCTGATCGCATGGGAAGCGGCGAACGCATGCGTCAGCTGGGGATATGTTTTTGCGCAGAAGGGACAGTACTGCGATCCTGAAAACCGGCGGAAGCGAGTCAGCGACGAGCATCCGACCGTCAAGCGCGACTGCCAGGTACTGAACGGCAGCAAAGGATCATGCAATGGATGCAAGTGGTTCCCTGACGGAAAAAGAACACGAAATTTTGACTGCCGTGGATTTACATACTGGATTCTCAAAGCGGTATACGGATGGGTGCTTTACGGCGAAACGACCGTTACGCAATGGGGAAAAGCGGATAACTGGAAGATTAAAGGCACCATTGACCAGATGCCGAAAGACACGCTGTGCTGCCTGTTCCAGTACGATTCCGGTAAGAAAAAGATGGTTCATACCGGGTTTGGATACAACAACCAGACCGTGGAATGCCAAAAAGGCGTGCAGTATTTTGCAACGCGAAATAAAAAATGGAGCCACTATGCGGTTCCGAAATGTGTGGAAGGAGATATACCCGTGCCAGAACCAACTGACAAACCCACTCTGCGGCGCGGAGATTCCGGACCGTATGTCACACTGATGCAGACAGACCTGGTTAAGCGCGGATATGACATCGGCAAGACCGGAGCTGACGGCAAATTCGGCAAACAGACCGAGGCCGCGCTGAAAGCATTCCAGAGAGACGCCGGCCTCGTAGCGGACGGCGTATGCGGACCGCTCACCTGGGCCGCACTGGATGACGCACCGACCACCCTGTATACGGTTACTATTCCGCATCTGACATCCAGTCAGGCGGATGCACTCGTTAACCAGTATGCCGGTGCATACAAGACCGCAGAAGAGTGAGGTGACTAAAGATGGAAGCGCCAAAGATCGAGGGCATAACACCGGATATGCTCTGGACGACCCTGGTCGTTATCGTCGGACTGGCAGCCCTGTTTGTTCTGGGCGTCAAGGTGTACGACGGGGTCAAAAAACTTCGAAAAGACAGACGGGAGTCAAGGCAGTTGGAAGGACAGGACATTACCGACCGGATCGCCGCCAAAGTGATGGAACAACTGACGCCGAAGCTGGATGAAAAATTCGCGGAGATTGACCGGAAGCTTGCGGCGGACAAAGAGACCTTGGAACTGCACACGGGCCAGCTGAACGCGACCAACGCCAGAGTAGACCGGCTGGACAGTGACAATAAAGCGTTACTCCACGGAATGTCTGCTCTGCTGAGCCACGAGGTTAACGGCAACAGCATTGACCGGCTGCAACGTACCAACGCGGCAATGAACAACTATCTGATCGACCGGGTGTATAAGGAGGAAGACTGGGCATGAAAAAATGGAAAGAGTGGGCAAAGGCGGCTCTAATTCGGGCAATCCGGACTTTTGCGGAGTCCGTCCTGGCATACGTCGGGACGGGTGCGGTTGTGCTGGGCGACGTGAACTGGCTGGCAGCGTTGTCTGCCGGTGGATTCGGCTTCGTTCTCGCTATCCTGCTGGCGCTTACCGGACTGCCGGAGGTTGACGATGACGGCGCGCTTGAAAAATAATGATGACCAATCGTTTTATGTCTGCGGTGCCGAGAGGTTAAATGGACCCGACCACCTCCTAACAGGATTCATACCATCTGGTAGCAGCCGCAGACGGTCAACGATTACCGGAGGATTATATGGCAGAAGATTGCAAAACATGCTCTGAAAAGCAGGTCTGTGTTCCCTATTTCGCTCATGAGAGTACCGTAACCCACATGGCAACGGCGAACCGGCGGCTGCTTGTCGCACTGATCGTATCGCTGACGGTGATGATGATCGGGTTTGTTATCCTTGGATACATGTTCCTTACATCTTACAACGACCGGGAAAAAGGCTGGCAGGATATTATCCAGCAGCGGACCACGGAGGTGACCGATGGGACACAGCAGCAGACACCCCCGTGACGTCAGCCGGACGGAGTTTGAAGTCGCTATCAATGAATGGATCGTCGGCAAAAACGCGGAACGCAACAGGCTCCTGATTCATAGGAGGCTGATTGACGGCGTCTGCTTTGAACCGCTGGCGGAAGAATTTGACCTGTCCGTTTCTCAGGTAAAGCGGATTGTACAGAAAAGCATGGAAATTATTTCCCGGCATATCAAATAAAAAGACCCGTTCCGTTATGGAGCGGGTTTTTGCTTTACGCAATCGTACCAGGCATCCTCTGCCATTTGCCGGACTGTCGGAAGCAATTCAACGGCCTGACAGAACGGCGGCGTCCAGGATTCATCCGGGGTCTTTGGCGTGTTCTCATCGCGCTGGATTTCCAGACGACGGAGCAGTTCGAAGGTATCCAGCGCGTTACTGAATTTGATCTCTTCTTCCCATCTTCTGAATGCTTCTTTCGCATCATGCTCTCTTTGCCGCTTTTTGGCGGCTTCCAGCGCCTCCGGAGACAAAGGTGAGTCAATGTTCAGGTTGAGATGGAAGGCGGCGTTTAACCACGCTACGGCGTCTTTAAACGGCATATCGTAGTAATGTTGAACTAATGAAATAACGTCCCCGCCGGATTTGCATACGTGACAGTAGTATCCGCGATTCCCCGGATAAAGAACACAATTGAAGTCTGTTCCTCCATGGATCGGGCACTGACAGCGGCTGTGGCGAATCTCCAGGCCGAGCATTCTTCCGACATCCTGCGCAGATACCGTGCTTTTGATCGTCTGTGCTGCGAGAGTTAGCTGGTTCATCGGATGATCACCGCACCCATCTTCCGATAACTCGTGCAGCGTTTTTTGTAAGCGCCCTGGCAGAAACCGATATCATCCACGAAATCATACACGACTGGCGGTTCCTTACCCGGGAACGTGCGCTGGACGCGACCGACCGCCTGCGTGATGATCGCGCTGTACTTGCACGGGGATGCAAGGAAGAGACGATCCAGGCAGGGGACATCGAGACCTTCTTTTGCCAGACTGTAGGATGCAAACAAGTATTTTTTCTTCCCGGTGCGCATGTCCTCAATCGCCTGTTTGCGCGCGGCCTTTGCCTTTTTGCTTTGCATCTGGCCGTTGATATACGCGGCATTTTCCTTCATGTCATTGGGCAGCCATGCGATGATCGATTCCAGCTGCTCCAGACGGTCGGACAGGATCAGACAGCTATGGTCCCAGTTCTGAACGATTGTTTCCGCGATTATCCGGTTCCTTCGTTCATCCGTTGTCAGGTATCCGATGAGCTTGACGTAGTTTATAGTACCGTCATCATTCAGGCATTCATCTGCGATCTCGGTTCCGGTATCAATCCGGCGGATTGTCGCCTGCATGGTGCGGTCCGCAACGGCAGAGTCCGGAACTGTATAGACCACATCGCCGAGCAGTGCGAACGTGGTGCGGATCAGTCCGTCGGACCTTTCCGGAGTGGCCGTGATTCCCCACTTATGACGGGCGGACAAGTGATTCAGAACCTTCTCATAGCGGGTAAAGGATTTAGCGGAACTGCTGACACGGTGGCATTCATCCACGATAACGACATCCCAGTAATCCCGGTACTGCTGAAGCTCCAGGTTTGCCATGGTCTGAACAGTCGCGAACGTAACGCCGACGCCGATATTGGTTTTCCCTTCCGTAATCGTTCCGATCAGAGATTCATCCATGTATCGGAGTGCACGTTCCCGGGACTGGTTTAACAGGTCCGCCGTATGGCACAGCCAGAGTGCACGGCGACGTGTTGCTTTAATCAGCGCAATTCCCATCTGCGTCTTTCCGGAACCTGGTTTACTCTTCAGGATGCCATACTTCGCTTCCATCATTTTCATTACGGCTGTTTTCTGATCGTCGTACAGTCCCATGCTTTTGCTGCCGTAATCGATAATATTATCCTGGCGGAAGTCGCATGTGACCAGCGTATCCCGCAGAAGCGGCATAATTTCCCGGATAACGCCGAAAGGCATGATCAACGTGTTCCCGTTCCACTCATACAAGCGAAGTTCGCGCGGGGTCCGGCCCAGCCAAAACCCCATGCGCTGCTTCTTTTCATATTCCGGATTGGCGAAACACAGGTTTGTCTTTGCCCAGGAGATAACGTCATTGGACGGATCCTCAATAAAGATACGGTTGGCGATCTTCGTATTCACATATCATCCCCCCACGTTTCACTGGCCTTTAGCCATTTCTCCAGCGGCCACGCCTGCGTGCGAATATCGTTATCCGTCATGCGTTTTCTGTTACGGTTTTTCATGGTTTCCATGCGTTCCAGAGATATCATCCACATTGTCCCATCCGGAAGGCGAAACGCAAAATAACAGAGTTCAAATGCTTTCTTATGAAACATCTTCATGGCTGATCTCTGGTTGTCCTCAATTCGTTCGAACGGAAACCCTTTGTCATCACTGATCACCTTGCAGTCGATCAGCGTATGATAGTGCCCACGGATGGCGATAATGTCCGCAGGCTGGCCGGATTTGTTCTGCTGGAGAACATGCACCCAGAATCCGGCGTCCGCCATGATATGGGACAATTCCTGTTCGAACCGGCCGCCGACGGTACGGTTATCGGTTTTCTGCATCCTCCTCGTCCTCCTCAAAGATGGCCTCTGCGAATTTCTCGTATTCAACCTTGCCGGTGACGTATTTCAGTTTTCCAGGCTGCGTTCCGAACAGGCTGCACATCATTTCCTGATCTGCGGTAAAAGAGTCGCAGCAGCAGACGCCAAGCTGATCATTCCCACGGGACGTATCACAGACGATTTTGTCCCCAGCTTCCAGCAAAATTGATTTGGGGACTTTGAACAGGTATTTTCCATTGTCTTGCAGATGCTTTATAATCACAAACTTTTTCAGAATCATATTTATTCTCCTCTAAAAATAGTCTCCGGATGCCGATCTCTGTCGGTGCTTAATCCGGAGGAATAATATTGCAATGCGGGTGAGGATTTGCACCTCACATGGATTTTTCGCTATTTAGCCACGCGCAGCGTCAAGCAGCATGTCTCCGTGCTATTTGCGTCTACCTATTCCAGCCACCGCATCGCACAGTCAGCGCCTATCCCTCGTCATCGCTGTTGCCGCGCAAACCCATACCTACACATACGCGGTCCCCACAACTGTATTGCCGTTGTGCCGTCTCCCCACCAATCAGGCACAAGTCCCGCCGATCCAACCGCCCCGGGTGCACGTCCTTGGAGTTGGAAAGGACTACTCCGAATTGAGAACATGTTTAGAATGGCAATTCACCTTCTGGCAATTCCACAGGCGTCATGTTCGGCTGCACGGGAGCTTCTGCGGCCTGGGCCTGTTCAGACTGTCCGACCGGAGACAGGAACTCGACGTCCTCCGCAAAGACTTCAAGCGTCGCAGACGGCTGATTATCCCGGTTCGTAAACGCATGGACCGATACGGCACCGACAACGACGACCTTCTTGCCTTTGACCAGATATTTCTGGCAGTTTTCGCCAAGCTTGCCCCAGGCGGATACGCGGAAGAAATCCGCTTCCGGCTGACCTTCTGTCCTCCTGCGGCGGTTGACAGCAACGGTGAAATTGCAGACGGACTTGCCGTCCTGAGTGTTTCTGGATTCCGGATCCCTTGTGAGATTCCCGATGATAGTAAGTCGATTCATGTCTGCTTCTCCTCTTCTGTATTATTGATTGCCTGTTCCTTCAGGTATTTCATCAGGTTGATGCATCTGTTTTTGTAATTGCACATAATTGTTGTGTTGTGGATTTCTTCACCGTTTATAAGATATAATGTTTCCCTGTCTACAACCGCGTCAAACCGATCACAATTCTGACAGTAATCCTGAACTTGCAGTTCAATCATTCTCCCGCCTCCGCCATGAGCTGCGCGGCGAGATCGTTAGCCTGGGCATTCACAGCTTTCACGACATCTTCCGCTTTCACGGCGTTCTGTGTGGCTGCATCCATTGCCGTTTTGGCTTTCTGACCGCAGTTTACGCACAGCGGCCTGCCATACTTTTCCTTGCCCATTTTGGCAATGGTTTCCGCAGTGAAATCCTTCACGCCGATGATTTCCGAACCGCAGTCAGCGCACTTCGGAACAGTCTTTTTCTTCGCTTTTTCCGGCTTTTTTTCCGGTTCCGGAGCAGGTTCTTCCGACAGGATTGCATTGCTCAGATTCTGAGCAGACGGAACCGGCATGACCGGACTGGCATCGTAGATCTCTTCTGCCGTCTGGAGACCCATCATGGCCTCCGGGCAGAACATCCTGGCGAAAAAGCTTGCCGCACGGTATCCAAGCATCTGCTCCGGCATGTTCTTCCACTTGCTGTTGCTCATCCATCCTTCGCTTTTCGCCATCTGGATGGTGACCTCGGTTCCACGCAGGACTTCGCCGTCTGAAATGCGCGTAGCTTCCACGTAGCATCCGCGATTATCCGTTCCGCGTTCGCCGGTATAAACGTGTTTCACATTGCGGAACTTACCGCAGGCGGAAATCATCGCCATGCAGGCCTGACCGGCCCAGCTGGGTTTGCCTTTCACAACATAGAGGTTCTGCATGATAAAGATCGGACTTGTGTTCATCCGTGCCGCCATTTCCACGGCGATGAAACAATCTTCCGGTTTGCCACGGTAGGTCTCCGGGACAATCGTGCTCTTGCTGAGCATGTTCGCGACCCGGGCAACCTGGTCAAAGGCCTCCTTGTTCTGCCATACGTTCATGGCAGCCTGCGTCGGGATCTGAATCCCTGTGTTCTGTTCCTGCTGAATGATTCCTGTCTCGCTCATCGTACGTTCCTCCATTCGTAGTTTTTGCTACCTTTTCCCAGTGATTTTTTGTCCATTGTTTTCGCTTTTCTTTGTTCTTTTGATAGTATTGCCTATAATATTCTCGTCTTGCATTAATGGCTTCTTCGGATAATTTTTTCTCACAATCCATAATGCTCTTCTCCGTATTCTTTAATAATCTCTGCGACAACAATGTATTCAGGGATTGAATGCGTGTTGTGTTTTTCACAAAGCTCTATTTTCTTACTATGTATCGTTTTTCTTATTGTTTCAGTTCGTGGGATTTTAATCGTATTAGCAATCCTTTGGGGTGATGAATGTTCTTTATAGTATTGCAAGAACTCTTCTCTTCTTTTGGCAAGATCCATAATGTAACTGTGTCCTTCTTTGCTTGTAATGCCATTGTTAAATATAACTATATCGTTTGGATACAGTTCTTTCACTGCCAAAGACGTTTTCATCCCCCAATTGCGTCCTGAAATTGAATTGCCATTCTCTTTCGCATACTTTGTAAGAAAATCGATAAGCTGTTTCTTATCATAAAGATCAACATTCAAACATGAAAGTTGATTTTTAGCACGCAATAAATGATCCATTAATCGTCATCCTTCAGCCATTTCGGCAGGTGAATCTGCGCGATCTGATTATCAAAGCCTTCGTATCCGGGCCACGTCCGTTCCGTGCGGCACTTGTGATACAGCGCCAGCAGACTGCGATACCCTGGAACCTTGCCGGTCTTATCGCCATTCATGCCCAGGCGGATCTCGTCCTCGCCGCACTGAAGGACGTTCACCGCGTACGGAGGATCCTTCTCGACTGCTACGAAGACAAACACGCTGTCTTTGCCGGTATGACATTTTACACCATCGGAGTACATTGCCGCCTGCATGAAGTATCCGTATTTGACGGCATCCCGGACAAACTCTTCCGTTTCCGCGCTGGCGCAGGTCTTCAGGTCCACAATGTAGTGTACGTCGTTGATATCCGTCTCACAGTCGGTCTTGCACTTGCAGCGTTCGCCGGTTTCCGGATCGTTCCAGAAGTGGGCTGTCTCATGCTTCCCGGTCAGCAGGCGCTTCGCAAACGGATTTGCTTTGATCGCTGCGGCAATACTGTCGATTTGTTCACTCTGATCTTTGGTCAGCAGGATCTTCCCGGCATCCAGGGCCTGCTGCTTCAGCGCTTTGCCTTCCTTGGTGCGGGCGTCAAAGTCAGCTACCATGTACGTCTTTTTAAACTGCCTGGGTTCCAGGACTGCGCAGTGAACCGCGCTTCCAAAGGCCATCGCCGCATTCTGCTCTGCGGGATGATCCACCGCATAACGGAAATGCGCAGGACTCCTTTTCAGTTTCCACAGGTCGCTCCGGCGGATCCCTTTCCGCCTGTTATAGGTTTCCTCAGTCATGATTTTCCTCCTCAATCATCTTTCCAAGCTCACGTAACTTTTTCTCTGCCATCCATTTGGACAGCAGGCAGATATTCACCACGCCGGTTACCCATCCGCCAGCGAACATCAGCAGACCACCCTGCTGGTATGCGATGACGGCGGCGACCCCGGCAATGATTCCGCTTAAAAAGGTCAACCACACTACGTTTTTCACACTCCTTTACCACGTTTCGTAATATTAGTGGGGATTTAAAAACGGCTGTCCCCAACCGGCGGCTAACTGTCCTTTCCATTATCCACCCGGGAAAAACGGTCAAAGAAGACGAGTGGTTTTTGAGGACAATGCGCGACAGGAGGTCTCCGCTCTGGATCAAGTCCATTGCCTAAAGTATTATTCATACGGAGTGTAGTCTCTCCGACGATACTTTCTGTTCTTGCGATCCTTTATGATCAGTCTGATAAAGCTTTCGCTCATTGTGTTCTGGCTTTCTCTGTACTCGCGCTCTTTCTTGCGCATTTCGTCCAGTTTTTTCCTCCATGCTTTGTAGCGTTCGCATTTGCCATGGCATCCGATCTCCCTGTCTTTGCATCCCTTGCACACGCATCCGCCCGGGCCTGGGAACCGACTGTTGGGATTCTTCAATTCCCCCACTCCCTTCCGTTGTACGGACAGAGATATGTACCTTCGTACGTATCCATCGGGAGATGGGTCTTCAGCAGTTTGCACAGATTGCACTTCGCGCTTTCTTCGAACGTGTCCGTGCAGTCCATGCACTTGATCTGGGCCGCGTCGATCAGTGTCCTCAGTTCTTCCTTTTGCAGGACGACACTGGTTTTTGACGGTGTCGCTTTCGGAACGAGACGCATCTCATAATCCGTAGCTGTTGCCATCAGGTTGGCGCGCTGCTTTTCCGGGATCGTCTGGCGGATTTCGTTCAGGATTCTGATGCTGTCATCCGCGAGGAAGGCCATGCGCTCCGTACCGTTTTCCACCATTTTCAGGCGCTTTGCAAGATCCGTTTTCGAATCAATCAGGGTTGATACGGTATTCATGAGGAACAGCAGGCAAGTCTTCTCCCGGCGGTTCAGATCAACGGCGTCTTCTCTGGTAGGATATACAAAGTTCATCATTCTCCTCCAAACTCCAGGTATTCGGATCGCACATACCCACGATTCGTGACAGACCATTCCGGCGTCCAGTAATAGACCGTAACAACGGTCATCGGTTTCAGCCAGCGCGTCCGTCTTCCATTGACGTATTTCCTGGCGGCGAGACGCTTATTTGCGATTACGGTATACCGTTCGTTCTTGTATTCCGGCCTGTCGTATACAACGAACCCGGAATGGATCCAACCTTCCGATTGTTCGAAGCTCAGATCAACGCAATGCAGATATCCGTTCTGTTCATCGCCGTCCAGTTTGACTACGTCTCCGGGTTCCAGGATTCCGATACTGTTGCTGTTTTTGTTCGGACTGTTCCGGACGTTGACGTAATCATCCGGCATGCAGATCACATAGCCGTCATAGGTCCATACTTCGTCCGCGAATGCATCCGCAAAGCCGAGGTTTTTGTACAGCCAGACTACGCTGTAGATGAACGCGGCGATCAGCGCGATCTCCAGCAACAGGATCAGGATTTTGCAGGTGTCCGTATCCCGGAAACGTTTCTTCATTCTGTTTGATCTCCTATCACTTCATTAATTGCGTGGATTACTCCGGCAAGCTCAGCCAGGGTCTGATACTTTGCTTTGAAAGATGTTAGTTCGCGCTTTGCGATATTGAGTAAACGCTCTTTCTTTGACTCATCGCTCATGATCACTTCCGTAGGAATGTACTCATGCGATGTGCGCTCAATGTTGAAATAGGCACGGACTGGTGGCGATTGTTCTTCATCATCCACCGTTACGGAGATGCTGGCGATCATGACGCGCCCGGTTTGTTCCCGCCACTTTTCAGCGGCAATGGAATCGTCCCATTCAAACTCGTTATGCAGCGGCGAATCATCCGGCCTGCTCACTTCCACGAGTTCCGCAGGACTTAGCCTGCCTTTACTTGCGAGCTGATCCATTACGCTCTTTGCAACTTCTGCCGATACTTTAAACCGGCTCCCTTTTACCCATGAGATCAAGTGTAATCACTCCTTCTTTTTTGCCTGCCGCAGGCTTGCCTTACCGTACCGCGCCTTTCCTTTCCAGGGCGCACCATGCATTGCCAGAACGCACCTTGCCTCGCCTGCCGAACCGAACCTTGCATTTCCATAACAGAACAAACCCTATCGAACCAAACCACACATCGCCATGCCTGCCATACCATTCCTCACGCCTGCCAAACCATGCCGGACCGCGCCAGACACGGCCTTGACATAACTTGCCTGCCATACCTTACAAAACGTTGTCTTGACATATCGAACACCGACTCAACATGCATCAACATGCCTTGCCTGCCTTGCCTTGACGCGCCAAGACTAAACGCAACATGCCGTATCCCAACTCGCCTCGCCTGCCATACCAGGACACACCAGGCACTTCCTTAACTAACCTCCCGTAACAAACCAAGCCTGCCAAACCATGACGCACCGAGACTAAACTTGCACGACCGTGCCACGCAACACCTTAACCAGACCTCCCATGCCTGCCAGTTGCCATGTTCATGCGTTTTCAATATGGAACATACCGTACTGTCCGTCGCGTTCCGGTCTCCATTCGCCGATGCCGCAGACATATCCACCAGCGTTGATCATGCTCATGATCTGGTCGATGTTGTACTGGCCGCTTTCGTTGAAAGAAATCGTCAGGTCTGCGTACCAGTTATCAAACTCGCCACGGTACCGCAGGTCTGCACTGCCCATGCCAACCTTTACCATATCCTGGCGCATCGACAGCTTTTCATACTTGATCTCCACCATCGGTTCGTTGTGGAACACGTTCGGAATGATGTCGATCCGCTTATGGTCCGGAGCAATTTCCATGTCACCGGCCCAGTAACCGTTCACCTGCGGTTCGATGAAGAACACGCCGCGCAGCGACATCTTGTCCTTCGACCATCCCATCCGGTAAGCTGCACTGATTGCCGCCTGCTTAATACCGGTCAGCGGGAATCCGAATCTCGCGCCATTTTCGATAGCGTCGCTGATGCTTTCTTTCGTCAACGGATCCGGCATTTTGTCGAGCCAGTACATGCTGGTGGCAAAATCTTCATATGGGTTCTTCGGATCTTTTACGACCCGCTTGATGCCCATTTCGGACTCAAGCATCGCGCGTTTCGCTTTTACATCCCAGCAGTGGGTGATCAGCGGAGAATCTCCGACGATCCTAATGTTGACCAGTTTCTTCCTAATGGGTTCGATAGTAATGAGTTCCTTTTTTGCCGCAGCCATAATTTTCTCACTTTCCCCGCATTAGCGGTCTTTATTTATAAACCTTACGGTTTATTTGCAATATTGTCGTATACGAGCATCGGGATTTTACCTTTTGCCCAGGCCAGGAATCCGAGCCTTGGAAACCGGAACGAGTGGCCACACCGGCATGTCGGAAATCCCAACCATTTGATGTCGCGTTCGCATTGGTCCCTGATTAATTGCGGAGCCATGTGAAGGCATTCAGCAATTTCTTTTACGGTCAGGAAATCGGTGTCCAGTTCCTCAATCTGCTGCAAGGTCACTATAATCACCGGTCCTTATTTTGTTCAGCATGCAGTCATCGCAGGCGACATCTTCCCGCATGTAGTGTTTGCATCTGAGACACAGTGCGTCCGCGCAATCCTCTAAGATGCTTTTCAGCTTCTTGTTTTCCTGCGTCATGGATTCGATCTTCCGGTTCAGTTCGCGATTCTCGCTGGCGCATGCCAACAACTTTCTCGCAGTGGCATCGAGCTTCTGCCTGGTGTTGTTCAGATCGACTTCAAGTTCTGTCATCGCCATTCTCCTTCCGGCGTTCCGTACAGGGCATTGCGTTCTTCCTGTGTCATCAGTATTGGCGCGGGCATTTTTGGCACGTTCGCTTCTGCCAGACGGACAAACTCGTCCGTCACTTCTCCGTCACTCAAATCACCGGCTAGCAGCATGTATGTCCGCGAATGCTTCCGAAAATCCTGATTTGGTTCAAGCGTTTCTTCGGCGATAGAGAATAGCGCATCGCACAGCATTCCGGATATTTCATCCGCCCAGGTCAATCCGCCGCTTACAAGTTGCTTCTGTGTATCTTCCGCCAGACGAAGCGCAATTCGTGTTGCTTTTACTACCCGCAACAATGCGTCTTTACCTATTGTCATAATTCTTCTCCGGTTTAGTTTTAAGTCGTTTCGTCATATTTCGGATCAAAAAAAATTTCCTGAACTGTTTTTCCGAAGTAGTTTGCGATAAGCGCCTTTGATTGGTCGTTCGGCTGTTTCAGGCCATCTTCATATTTCGATAATGCCGAATAACTGATACCAATTTCCTGCGCGGTGCCGGTCCGTTTTCGTATTCCGCGAAGTTTTCGCAGTCTCCGACCGACCTCCTTTGGATCCACCACAGTGTTCATCTTCCGTCCTCCTTTCGTGTAAATAGATTATCACGAAACGACATAATTGTAAAGCATCTAAGGTGTTAAATGTTTATGATAATAATGTTACAAAAGTATTGACTTTTAACACGTAGCGTGATAGCATAACAGCGGAGGTGAATAGAATTAATGAATTATTCTGATAAAATACGCAACCTTCGCATTCAGCGTGGACTAACTCAAATGGAAATGGCAGAGCGCCTTGGGACGAGTCAATCAGCAATAACCAGCTGGGAATGTGGAAGAAGAGAACCTGATTTTGCTACACTTCGTAAACTGGCAAATTTCTTCAATGTTCCGCTTTCCGCATTGCTTCCATCTGACGACACAGTAGATGATGATTATATCGGAGCAGTTGCTGAAAGCCTTCATCAGAATCCAAAGCTTCGTTTGCTTTTTGACAGGTCAAAATTCCTGAGTGATTCTGATCTGGATACGGTAATTTCTGTTGTTTCTGCTATTTCTAAGGAGCGCAATGATGACGCCTGATCAGATTCCTGTTGTATTAATGGATTTACCAACACATATTCGTGGGTTTGTTGTTCTTGGTTCTGATTATTCTCCATGCATTATTATTAATTCCAGAATGACTATAGAACAACAGAAAATAACATGGCAGCACGAAATGAATCATATTATCAACGGCGATTTGGACAACGACGAATACGTTGAATACGGTGCATAACGATGGCTGATATATTTTGCCCAAAGTGCGGCAAAGAAGTACCTACCGGATCAGCATTCTGCAACCATTGCGGAAAAAAACTGATTGCTCCGGAGAAAAAGGCAGTCCGAAAAGTGCGCGGAAATGGCATGGGTTGCGCAATTAAAAGAGGCAAGACCTGGACCGCTGTCGTGACCATGGACTGGATCCGGCCGGAAGATCCGAGCAAACCTAAGAAGCCAATCCGTCGGACAAAAGGTGGCTTTCCAAGCAAGGCGGCTGCGATTGCCTATTGCCCAACACTTCTGGCTGGAGGCTATGAGAAAAAAGAAGAAGCCCCCAGGCTGTCGCATTATTGGAAGGTCTATTCTGAAGGCGATATGCTGACGATATCAAAAGGAAAACAGTCAGCGTATCGGACCGCATGGAATAAGCTGAAATCTATACATGACGTTCGCGTGGATGCTATTACGGTAGAGCTTCTTCGAAACACTGTGTCGGAAGCATGTAAAACATTCGACCCGGCAAAGGATTGCAAATCGCTTCTGGCGAATCTGTTTGAATTGGCGGCTGCGGATCGGTTCGCTGTTCGTGAGCTTCCTTCTTATATCATTCTGCCTGAACATATAGTAAAGGAAAGAGAAACGTTTACCAAGGAAGAACAGGCTGCGTTGTGGAAGGCATATGACAACGGTGATATACGAGCTGCCGTGCCGCTTCTGATGATCGCCAGCGGGATGATGCCGGGTGAAATGATGCTTCTTAAAACGGATAACATTGATCTGGACAAAAGGATCATTGTCAGGGCCGGACTGAAGACAAAGATACGGAAGCGCACACCTGTTGTGTTATCGGATGCGATCCTTCCGGTTGTGAAAGATCTGATTGATCATGCCATGCCATCCGGATATATATGGAAGCGCGATGAAAAGCTATGGTATGATAACTATTACGCCGTACTTGAGAAGACTGAATGCAGGAAACTGCAACCATATTGCTGTCGGCATACCTGCGCGAGTCAGCTGTCCATTGATCAGAACATACCGCCGCAGACCATACGCCGGATTATGCGCTGGAGCACGACAAAAATGTTAGATCATTATGCTCATCCGGATACGTCGGATGCCCTGGCTGGAGTCAATAAGATCCAGAAACCTACAGATGACACGGATGGCAAGAGTGAGTCATGATGTATGGTTCACGTACGGTTTACATCGAGCGCTGGGCCCGTTGAAAATCAACACTTTACTGTTACCCTGCTAAGGGAGTAGGAGTGTTAAAGCTCGCCCGGGTTCAAATCCCGGCTTCTCCGCTTGAAACCCTTGAAACATAAGCGTTCAAGGGTTTTTTCATGCCTAAATATCAATATTACGAATCGTGATAAATCATGATAAATCGTGATCTACGGTTTACACTACTGTTTACATGGTTTTTAAATTTACTGTTTACAATGGGGAAGCATATTTTCAGATTTTTTGAGGTTGTCCTCCTACTCCCCTGTCATAGGAGCAGTATTTTGGCCTCCTACTCCCCAGGCGTGGAGCATAAGAAAACCCGCCATGATCGGGCGGGTTAATGTTGCCTTTAACGCATTTGCTACGGACATTTATGTCCTTCGCAAAATAACCTGTCACAAATAAAACAACCATTTTTTATCTCGCATAGATTCGTCCCTTTTGTGGGACGTTGTATCTGCGGTACGGAATATTGCTTTTCAAAAGCATCAACTGTACTCTGCATAACATCACCGTCCTTCCTGCTCAATTCTTCGTAATGTTTCAAGCGTTTCAATTCGTTTCTGTTGCTTTTTCAGAAGGGCAAGGGCATCTATCAACGCTTTGTCTTTAAGTCCATTCAGTGACAACTTATAGACGTGTCCTGCTTTTGCTAAATTACCGGACAAAGCGTCCTCTATTTCTACGATAACCTTCTCCCTGTCAGGCATCATCGTTCGCAATCCTCCTGATCTGTTTCATGTAGCAGAGTATTTTCAGCAGTTGCATAAACTCCACGCAGTCAATCTCAACAGTTTCCTTCCTGTTATCATGCAGTTCCTGCATTTTTTCCTTCATATATTCGTACAGTTTATCCATGTCGCCCTCCGTTTTATCGTCGCATTTAAGTTCTTTCTTGTTTATCGCACCATTTATAAAATGGGCATACTCCACACCCACAAAACGCTTTTGCAATACATTCTGTGGGCGTTTCTTGCGTTAATGGAGCAACTCCTTCTCCTATCATTCCACATCACCACCTTTTAACTTAAAGCGTCATTTATTTTCCTGCCATCTGGCATATGCCTGAATCAGCAGGTTTGTCAACGTCTTCCGTTCTGAATCTGTCATGGCGCTGTACGCTTTTGCAAAGATGTCGCTGTTCGGAAGCAACGCCATTTTGTCTATCGTCTGCGTTCGGTCATCAGACCATCCCATCAGGTACGGCCTGGAAACATTGAACAGCGAAGCCAGCAAGTCGATCTTTTGCAACGGAATGTTTTTGATGGATCCGTTCTCGTATTTATATATGGTCGCCCGGTTGACACCGATGATCTCCCCCACTTCTTCTAGTGTCATATGCGCTTCCGTTCGCAATGCTTTTAACCGTTTCGAAAATGTCATGTTAATTCCTTCTCATCTTTATATTTCATAATACATACTAGTGCACAACAAAGTGTTTTGCAACGGCATTATAACACGTTTCTTATCAGGAAACAAGTTAATTTTTATTTAATATTTTCGTTATTTTACAGTAATATTTTTCGTGTATATTATGTTTCATGATAGGAAACTTTTTGAGAAAAGGAGACGAATCAATGAGAGAAGCGCTTGAGAAACTGGTTAAGATCGCTCTGGATAACATGAAGATTGACAATGCGTTTACCAATCTTGGCTACACATGCAACCCATTCTTTGATACCTATGGTGATGTAATCGACGCCATTTGCTATCTGCTCGATGATCGTCAGGAATCCATTGAACTCACAAAGGCGTATCAGGTATTGAACATGGAAGACGCAACAATGGAACAGCGCATTGATCTGCTGATGGAGGCTTGTCTATGAATGTGTCTGTTGAGTTGAACCAGGCGACTATAATTATATTGGAAGAAACTGCAAACAAAAAGGGCGTTTCCGTTTCTGACGTGGTCCGGATCATTATTAATGAGTGGGCCATACGCAACGAACTTTTGAAAGCAGCCAATGTAAAACCGTTCTGAACCGGACGGTGCTATTGGCTATTTTTTGGATTTACAAATATCACGTTTCGTGGTATAAGTAATTTAAACAAGAATAAAGGAGGCGTCATATGACGAGTGAACTGAAACCAGAAGAATACTATGCGGTACATCAGAAAGCGTTCCGGACAGCTTTTGATTTTCTGACGAAACATTTCCCGCCGGAACAGGATACAACGTGGTGGGAAAAGACCGCGCAGGACGCAGGCGATGCGTACATTGCTGTCGGTCAGGAATCGTTGGCATATCAGCTGCTCCGGGGCGTGTATGAGTATCTGGACACGGAATGGAAAAGGAGGTTTAAGGATGCCACTGAAAGTTGAATGCGTAGGCACAATGTCCGGAGTAGATACCATGCGGATATCCGGATTCATGGACAGCGAACTGAGTGAACTGAAAAACATGGAGCATACGGAATCCGTTGAAAAACTGATGGACATGCTGGATGCCAGGAATGGCGCACTGGGCCGTCGGTGGGTGCGCGGATACGGTGTGCGCAGCGTATGGTATGACGATGAATATGCATATGTGAACATCTGGAACAGCTGCGATTGATTTTTTATGCTCTTCGATATTACGAAACGAGGTAATGATATTGGATATTCGATTATATACCGGGTTGATTATCCGGAAAGACGGTGAATATCTGGTCTGCCGGGATCCGTTCGGGCATCTGAAGTGGAGCAATAGTCCATGGTCAGCATGGAGCACACGGATTATTGCAAACGCACGGTCTGTTGCTGAGAAGGTTGGCGGAGAGATTATGCTATTCAATCCGGTAGCAGGAAAGGTGATGACCTTATGAGACAGTTAAAAATGGAGTTTGAGCGCGATGATGATTGAAGTATGAAATAATTTATTTTTTTCGATTTGATATTACAAAACGTGATAGCAATAGCAACGATACGATTATGCATTGGAGGCCAATTAGACTTTTATGAGAGATCAGATATTGCTTCGTCAATTGCAAAGTCTTTCATTGACAGCCAAAGTATCAATGGCTGAGCAGCGGATTATGGAATGGTACAAGCATTTTGACGGCAAGGTTGTTATTAGTTTTAGCGGTGGAAAAGACAGCACAGTTCTGACGCATATTGTTCACAGCCTTTATCCGGACGTTCCGCTTGTGTTTGCAAACACCGGCCTGGAATACCCTGAAATTCAAGCCTTTGCAAAGAAAATGGGCGCGGAGTTCGTTCGTCCAAAGATGACGTTTTCCGAAGTGATCAGCAAATATGGCTATCCGATTATTAGCAAAGAAAACGCCGGGACAATTTATTACGCTCGAAAGATCAGAAAAAGCACGGATTCTGAGCAGGTTGAATATGATTCCGGCAAGCAATACAAAAGCGAAGACGGCACATGGGAAAAAACGAGCTGGAAAGATTGGAGAAGGCAAAGCCTGCTGGGAGTTGGACATTTTTCTGAAGGTCAGTCGACCTTGTACAACAAAAAGAAGTGGTTGCCATTGGCGCAGGAAACGCAATTTCTTATTGGGAATCAATGCTGCGATGTGATGAAAAAGTGGCCACTTGACAACCATATTAAGAAAACAAATTCATATCCAATCGTTGGGACCCTGGCAGAAGAAAGCAAAATGAGGGAGCAAGCCTGGTGCAGACATGGGTGCAATGTATTTGAAGGCAAGCATAAAATGAGTTCTCCGATGAGTTTTTGGAAAGAACAGGATGTATTGAAATATATCGTTTTAAAAGGGATAGATATCGCAAGCGTTTATGGCAATATTGTTGCAACAGACGTTTCCGGAATGCAGTATTCTCCAATGCCCGGCGTTGATTGCCAGTTAAAATGCACAGGATGTTCTAGAACTGGATGCATTTTTTGCATGTTCGGTATTCATCTAGAAAAAGGCGAAACAAGGTTCCAGGCTTTGGCACGTACACATCCGAAGCAATATGAATATTGTATGAAGGGGGGGCAGTGGGTAGATAATCCAAAGTATGATCTAACGGCACCAAAGTATGATGGGCAATGGAAAAACTGGAATCCTAAAAAGATCTGGGTGCCAAGCAAAGACGGTCTTGGCATGAAGCATGTTATTGAAGAATGCAATCAAATTTATGGGAAGGATTTTATACGCTATGAGTAATGAAAAGATTGAAACTGTACGCAATATTGTTAATGACGCGTTCAGAAGGCTTGTATTGGTGAAGCCTCGTGTTAGCGGAACAAGAAATACGTGGGGTAACTGGCATTATGAGTGTCCAGAGTGCGCGACGGCAATCGATTATTGTGATCGTTATTGCCGTAAATGTGGCGTTCCATTTCGATGGGATGACAATGAGGAAGATCAGTAATGCGTATCGGATTAATTGACGTAGACGCTGTAAACAACCATGGCGCAAAGTTTCCGAACCTGGCGTTGATGCGAATATCCGCATGGCATAAGGCGAACGGAGACGAAGTCGAGTGGTGGTGGACTGATCTGATTCACTACGACATCGTGTACATGAGCAAAGTATTTTCCGATACATACAGTAAAGACATCCCGGAACCGATGAATGCAGATCAGGTTATCAAAGGTGGCACCGGATACGCAATTTTCACTAGGGGGGGGGTAGAAGAATTCGACAAATCAAAGCATCGTGATCTTCCACCTGAAATGGAAAAGATGTTTCCTGATTACAGCATTTATCCTGAATTTAGTTTTGCTATCAGCATGACCAGCAGAGGCTGTCCGAGAGGATGTTCATTCTGCCATGTGGCTGCAAAAGAAGGCAGATGTAGTAAAAAGGTTGCTGACGTTTCAGACTTCTGGACTCCTGAAACAGGCAAAAAAGAAATTAAGATTCTGGACCCAAACATTACAGCATGCAGGGACAAACGTGACCTAATGCGGCAGTACAGAGAGACCGGATGCCTTCTGGATTTTACGCAGGGACTTGATATCCGATGCCTGAATGATGACGATATTGACGACATTAATCATATGCGGATCGGCACGTTGCATTTTGCCTGGGACAATCCGAAAGATCAGCTGGAAGAAAAATTTCGAAGGTTCGCTCAGTTGTTCAGACGGAAAAGTAATATTGGAACAGTTTATTGCCTGACGAACTTTAACAGTACGATGGAAGAAAACCTGACACGAGTGCGAATTTTGTCTGGGCTTGGTTATGATCCGTACATAATGGTGTACGACAAACCGCATGCACCGCAAGAAGTGATTGATCTTCAGAGGTGGTGTAATAACAAAATCATCTTCAAGAAGTGTCCGAATTTTGAGGATTATGTACCGCACAGGAAAGTAAAATGACGAAACAACTATACTCCGTCTGGCATGATACACCCGGAAATGATCTGCCGGTCGCAATTGACTGTCCAGCTCGCCAGTGTGCGGATGCCATGGGCGTATCGTACAGTTATTTTAAGTTCATACAGTCAATGGCCGGGAAACGTCCGATTCCATGGGTTGTGATCAAGACGGATATGAGGCAGGTACCGGAATGGTACGTGGAGGAAAAATGAAAATATACGTTGTTACATCAGGAGAATATTCCGACTATCACATCGAAGCTGTGTTTACCAACTATCATCTGGCTACGCAATATGCGAACCTGGATTCAGACAGAGAGATTGAAGAGTATGAAGCTGATTCGATACAGATAAACGATCCAGAATTGTTTTACTGTATTGAGTACGATTTCGAAAAAGACAAGATTGTAAGTCTTGGTCCCGGCCGTGCGAGAGACACAGAAATCTATGAGTATCAGCCGATCATGCGTTTCTCTGTTCGGATGAATGACCGTCTGTTTGACGATATCCGCGAGCATGGGTGCCAGAGTGAACTGCTTTTGAAGATTTCCAGGGATAAACTGGCACAGGAACTGGAAAAGCTTCAGCTGAGCAAAAACGCTCTGATCGACAGGATATACAGATCACGCAATCATTACTTCAACCGATACTCGCTGGCCACAACATCCCTGGACACACAAACGAATCCGTTTGAGAAGGTTGCAACACAAGAGGTTACGGATCAAATTAATGCGATGTACGAGAATGGCGAGCAGCTTCCGGATGCGTTTACGCTGATGAAGATGATCCGGGAAAGTCGGCAGAAAATGGAGGGAAAATGATACAAAGTGTTACGATCTTGCCCGGTGAACATCCTGGATTATATAACATATACATTGGTGATCAGAGACTTGATTGTGTAACAGGCGTTGACGTTCGAATGCGCGTGGATGAACTGCCACAAGTAGAACTGAAGGTCATTGCATCGGACGTTACGATTGCACTACCTGAATCAGATATTAAACTGGAGGAGAACAATGGCGGTTGAATACACACTAACACTGGACAGCACACAGGCTGCTGAATTGCTGAAGGCGATTGATCTTTTTATGCGGCTGAAGATAAACCAGCCGGAAAATATCACATGGATGGTTATGCCTGATGATTACTTTGCTGAGAACGGAGCAGTTGATTCGAAACGATTTGATGACTACATTAAACGGCGCGATAACGCAAATGTATATTTACGGAAAGCTTTTGCATTTATGTTTCCTCATGGATCCACAAAGGATCAGGAATTGTACCGGCTGTACAATCTATACCAGGTGATCCGGTACGCACGGCATGAGGCTGAGTTTCCGGACAGTACAGGAGTAGACAGTTATCCTCCGATGCAGTTCACAGATGAACCGATGCCGAAGTGTACGTGGAGAAAATGACGCTTTATCTTAATTGGAGGAAGCATGAATATAACATTCAAACGGGACAATGAAATCAATTATGGAGATTTGGATATAGGTGATGTCTTTACGCATGGCGGTCATGTATATATGCTCACAGACCAACCAGAAGAAGATAGAGAAGGCGAATTGAAATCCGTAAATCTTGCGAACGGGAACATGGAAATATTTGGCACAAAAGTAATTGTAACAAAGTTTGACGAAGCAAAATTGGTTCTTAGTTAAAGGCTATTTCCAAAATGGAAATACCCACTTAAAGGTGGTGAAGTATGAGAGACGAGGACGAAATGGATATGCTTGAAATATACATTCAGCATCGGCTTGAACATTTCAACATAATTCCAGAACAAACAGGAAATGATGCGCTACTGATTGATATTTTCAAACATATACTTGAGTGCATAAAAGAATTACGGAAACGGTTATTAACTTAACCGCAACAGTGACGCAATAAGTGAGGTAAACATGGAAAGGTTGAAACGGTGTCCGTTCTGTGGATATGAGAAACCGGGATTGATGATGTGCAAGGGAAGGAAATTTGTAAACGGACTTGACCAACCAATAGAACAGCACAAATGGTATGTCCAATGTCCTAAATGCAAGGCGCGTGGTTCTGTTGCAAGCGGTAAAGTAAATTTGTTGGAGAATCTCAACCATGATTTACCAAGACCGATATGGCAAACAACGGACGATGAAATCAAAAGAGTGGCAGTAAAACTATGGAATTATCGAATTGATTAAAAGGCGGTGATACGGTGGCAGATATTGAGAAGGTTATTAAAGGATTAACGGCACACGCAGATGGCTGTGGATACAGGTCATACCATTGCGATGACATGGAATGTCCATATCGTTACGGTGATGAGAGTTGCGACATTGAGGAAATGTGCCGTGATGCTCTGGAACTGCTGAAAGAGCGGGAAGCGATTGAACCGACTCTGATACGTGAAGGACGAAACAAGCATTACAATGATTATGTATGCCCCTGCTGTGACAATGAAGTTGTTTACGAACAGAATTATTGTTCAGAGTGCGGTGTGCGGTTTCTGTGGAAAGGTCGGTGAAGTTAATGAATGCAGTAATTTACTTGGATGTTCCTGACTGGCAGATTGGACAGGACGTTACAGTTTATTTCCCAGACACAATGGCGAAACGTGGAAAGTGCGAACTGCTGAAAGAGCAGGACGAATGGCTCCACAAAAAACAGCATGACATTGACAGGCTATGCAATGAAATCAGTGAATGGAAACACAAGTTTCATGACAAATCGCTGAAAGAGCAGGACGAATGGCTCCACAAAAAACAGCATGACATTGACAGGCTATGCAATGAAATCAGTGAATGGAAACACAAGTTTCATGACAAATCGCTGAAAGAGCAGGAAGCGGTCGTTCACCCAGAACCGTCATGCGAAATGACTTACATCACAGATTGTTGTTGCGATTTATGCGGTGTTCAGTTGATTCGTGAAGACAATTTCTGCCGTTGTTGCGGGAAACGCATTGAATGGGAAGGTCGGTGAAGTGAATGAGTGACTCGGCTGCATTTGTAATGACGATTTCTATTGTTGCGGTTGGTGGTCTACTGTATACGGCGATTTACAGACTCGCTGAAATCATAAAAGATAAGAACTTCGTCAGAATAAACAACTTCGGCATTAAACGCTCGGAAATGGATGAGCTTGTCCGGTGCAAGGATTGCAAACATGGGCAGTACGAAGAATGGGACAACGGGGAGTGCGTTGACAAGACTGTTTACTGTGATGGATATGGGATTCACAAACCGGACTGGTTCTGTGCAGACGGTAAACAGAAAGATTGATTCGACAAATAGGAGTATTGCGAAGGAGTAGTTGTGGAATGAAAAAGATACCGAGAATTCACATAGAGGATTAATGCAAAAGGAGCGAAACGGGAATGATTAAGATAGAGCTTGAAATGGACAAGCCGAAGGAATGTCATGAATGTCCGTTTCAGTTAAAATTCAAGGATGATACCGTTGATGATTGGTATATGCGTCGGTGCGTGATAATCAATCAGATAATAGAATATCCTTTACCAGATTGGTGCCCGATAGAAGCAATAAATCAGACTTAAAGTCAACTTTGAATAAGGAGCGTACTGCATGGATATACGGAAAGACGTGCCGGGTCTTTGGTGCGATGACATCACGTTTTGTCAGGAAACCTGTGAACGCATGGATTGCCCACGAAACAAACACCACATTCGTGATAGGAGTGTGCCACATTCGTTTTCAATAGAAAGACCGTCAGATTGTCCAAAGGAAGTTGATGAAATAATTCGGGGGGAATAACAATGACAGAGCAGATTGATTTCGGAACATGGTTTAAAAACGAGCTGCGGAAACAGGGAATTACGCAATGGGATTTCGCTAACATGGTATATGTTGACCAGTCTGTTGTGAGCAAATGGTCCTGCGGGGCACGGATTCCTAAGTTTTCAGAGATGCAGAACATCCTGGGTGCATTGGGGTACCATATTGAATTTGTAAAAAACGAGGCGTGACAGAACAGGAGAAATAATAATGCTGATTAAAAAGATTGATGCCATGCACAGTCTGTACGGTGTACGGCAGAAAATGATTAACGGAAGGCCTGCTGTATGCGGAGACTGCCCATATTATCATTCTGGAAGATATCATGACAGGATTCTTCGGAAGTGCGAAGCATATGGGATGACACATTCTGAAGCTACTGATTGGAAGAGGAGCAATGAACCATGTGGTCTGATTGATCTTCAATTGCCGGATGATTTTGTTCCGGTAATTGATAGACTAAAACACGAAAGAATTCAAAAAGAAGAGCCAATACCAGGACAGATAGCAATGTTTGATAATTATTGAGTAAAAACTTCGTAATATAAGCAAATTGCATATATTCACATTTATCGGAGTCATTTTTCTTTATTGCCTGATACCACGAAATGTGTTATTATTATTTCAGTATTGAATTAGACCTTGTGTAAGGGGGAACTTATTTTATGTCGATAATTACACCGCTTATAACAGATACACATATTGTCATGTCCGTGTGACGTACATCAAATAATCTTCAGA